ATGTTTAAAGAATGGAGATGTACGATCGTCATCGGGCTGGGGTTACTGACCGGATGTGCCGATATGGGCAGAGTGGGCTTCTCCCCGAAGCTCAAAGAAGCTTTTGTATCGGCGAGCGTAGAAAAAACCTGGCGGTGTCTGGATGCGCAGGCGACGGCTAATCACCTGCGGCTGGAAGAGGACGATCCGCTGCCCGGTGGTAGCAGGCGGTTTAATCTGCTGAATCAGGATGACGAGGTTGTGGCTTGGCTCGATATCAGCGCTTTTAACAAGCAGAGCGACATCGATATGTTCTACGGCAAAGACGATAAGCAGACTGAATCGCGGCTAATGGCGATGGTTAAGCAGTGCCAGCAGGAGCTGAATTAAGCTTTATGAAAGTTGAGTTAAACAAAAGTACCCGTGAGCGAATCTTTCATGCCGTTCTTTTCGAACTGCTCGCCAATATCATTATTGCCCTGTTTCTCGCTTACGTTTTACAAGTATCCCTGCTCCAGTCCGGCATGCTGTCGCTGATTTCAGCCCTGACGGCAATGGTCTGGAACTTCATCTTCAATAAAATTTTTGACGGGCTGCAGCGACGCTACGCGTTTGAACGCAGTTTACTATTGCGGGTGTTGCATGCCGTTGCCTTTGAGATTGGGCTGATCGTCACTCTGACACCAGTGGCTATGCTTCTGCTCAACCTGCCGCTTATCGATGCCTTCTTTGTAGAAATCGGGCTGGTGCTATTTTTCCTGCCCTATACACTGGCCTATAACTGGCTCTATGACTGGCTTCGCTGGACATTTTATGGCCAGAAGAGGATGGAAGAGCCTGTGGAGTAGGGCATAAGGTTTTGTGGTTTTGTCGCATTAACAGCAGTGAGCCAACAGAGATTACACTGCCAGTTATTCAGTCAGCTAACTTGAAATTAAGATAGTAGGCGTGTCACAAAAACTATGTCCAATTATGGCACTTAGCAGATATCATTGAGCGCTATAGTTCCCCGCCATGAGATGTCGGGGGTCAGAGATTCATATCCTCTCGTGCCGACCAGAATGACCTCAAAAACCAGCCTATTACGGCTGGTTTTTGTATGTCTTTTGTACGGGGAAGTATTGGGGAAAACTAGGGGAAAATCACCGACGTTTCCTCACTAAATCGCAGACGACACTTCACTTTTTAAAGGTTCATACCATCGAAATTTTCAATTGGCATTTAGCCACGCGTAATGGGTTATATGAAGACTCGAGGCCTGAATGATCGAGCCATTTACATAAACTCCGGTTTAAATCGGCAGCCCGTCATCTCCTACGCGACTGATGAAGAACGTCTCTTATCCCAACACCTCGACTTCTTCAAGCGCCTCACCTTTGATTGCCTCGCCATCTTCAGTGATCAGAGCCAACCCCATAAGCTTAACGAACTGTATGTTTCTATCGCACAGAATCAGCAGCACATCACAAGCCGTCTTTTTCGCGACTGGTTCGATAACCGCAAACCCTACATATTGGCCTTGTCGTTGGAGGATTGGCGTTCACGGGGGGGAATGGTCTGGTTTGGATCTTCCGGTGGGAGCTCTCCCCACCACGAAGAATGTAACTACTATTAATACAGCTTACCGGCCCCAGACAAGGAGCCTGTCGGCGTAGAGCTATCAGAATGGCAGTGGCGGGTTATAGCCATCACCTTCATAAGCATCAACGGCCGCCCGCTTTTCCACTAAATCTGGACGCTGCTCACCCTTCATAAGAGACTCAACTAATTCATCTTTTATCTTGAGATTCATGTTGTATTTCCACGCGGCCACGTCGATAAATGGCTTAAATTCGCTCCCTTCATAGATGAAAGCACCTACAATCAGATCGTCCGGGATTTCATCTAAAAAGTAGACTTTGTAGGGGTACGGGAAGGAAAACGCTCCATCTTCGTCAACCCCACTAACGACGTTAGTGTCGGGACTGGTGATAAGTACATATTTTTGGGTTCGCTTGCTGCGAACTTCATAAAAATCCTCCCCTATCTCGTTTAGAGCAATCCAGTATTCAGTATTGTCATCATCACTTTCTTGATGGTGCCTGAGAAATGTACCTGCATACATGCTATGTCTCCTTGTTATGTTCCGGTATCAACCCAGCCTTTTGATTGAATATAGACCTGAGGAACTCTGTAGAAATATTGGCTGAACTTGGCATTACCATCATCCGTGCGGTTTTTTGTTCCTGTAAAATAACCACTCCCTAACTCAAATCCATTCCAGATGCCATTTTCACCTGGAGTTATAAGCTGCTGAGGCCCTCTTCGAATGTTCTGCACATACCGCGCATCGCTTTCCGCCTTCGTATAGGAGCCGATCGCACTGGCCGGAATGGTGATATTGGTCGTGCCATTAAACGCCACGCCGTTGATGGTGCGTGCCGTTTGCAGCCTTGTTGCCGTCGCTGCATTGCCCGTGGTGCTCTGATTGCCCTGGGTATTCACGCCCGGCAGGTTGATATTTGCCGTCCCGTCAAATCCCACTCCGCCGATGGTGCGCGCGGTCTGTAGCTTTGTTGCCGAAACCGCGTTTGCGTTGCTCGCCAGCGCGCCGACGTCTGCGGCAGTTGGCTTGTTGGCAGCATCATACTGCTTTATCCATGCCGTCCACGTTCCGCCGTAGAGGGTACGAATATACGAGCGGGAATTGTTATAAACCCGGTATATCTGCGTAATTCCTGCGTGCTTATATACCTCCAGTGAACCAGCGATGGCTTCCGGGTAGTTGGTCCCAGCTGCCGCCTGCGCGTTCGCGGGCTGATAATACAATCCAGGATCTGTGTAATTATTTAAATTAGCGGCATTAGCGATACCTTCAGCCAGCTGGAATGTAGTTTTTGTCGTTGGTGGGTTTCCAGTGTGAAAGATTTCGTACCACGGATTCCATGTTTTATTGTCGCCGTTACGAGTTCTGAAACTTATATTTTTACCGCTGTTGGCATAAGTTGCTGTCAACTGAACGCTGTATTCCCCATTCAGTCCAGAGAAATCAATTAAACTTCCGTTAAATCCTGGAGAGTTTGTTGGATCTGAATAAGTAAAACTTACAGAATTTGGCGGTAATGCGTTAACATCAGTGACATCGCCACCGCTAGCTCTGGCTCGAAAACTTCGTAGCGCCAATGCTCCACCATTGACCACTATTCGCCCAGCAGTAATATCATCTTTCGAAGTTTGAACACTTTTGTAAGCTGCAGAGCCCAAACTATCCTTCAGCGCTTTAACCGCCTTAGGGGTTGCTGCCTGCGTTTCAGATTCACTGTCCGTTGCATGACTGAGCTGCACCAGTCCCTTACGCTCAGCGCTCGCATCTATGATACCAATCGCTTCACGTGCTTCCTTTTGTGCTGATGCACCATTTGCCGCTATCTCAGTCAGATTTTTATCGATACGTAAAAACAAACCATCGCCGGTGGCGGTCTTCAGCTCAATGTTCGCCGTCTCGGACACTGCAAGACGATACTGCAGACTGACGCTAACGCTATTTTCCGGCTTTTCGATAGCAGCACAGTTAGCCACTGAATAGAGCTCACCGGCCTCAGTAAGAAGACCCACTTCACGAACCACGAAGCCGCCCACGTCGGTTCCCAAAGCCAGCTGTGCGATGAGCTGGTTTGTCTGATCGGGTGAAATCTGTAGCGCAGAGATTGCTCCGCGGTATACCTCTTTTACCAGGCTAGTACGCGCTGGATCGGGCGTTACTGCCTTGCCGTTCCCGTCACCCACGACGAAATCTTTAATAATGACGGGCTTTCCTGTTGCAGAAGACTGCGCTTCCAGCTCCTTTCCCCTGTTGGTCAAAATGCTGTAATACTTTTCAGCCATGGTTAAGTTCCTGCCTTAATAACAATATCAATCCACGCGGTAACAGCACCGCCAGTGTAGTAAGTTCCCTTCGAGCCCAGATCGGCGATTACGTCGATGGTGGTCAGCAGGCTGCGAAGATTTTTGGCTTTATCCACCTGGCGTCGGATACGCTGGTAAAGCCCCTCATCCACGGCCTGCAGGCTGTAGACCTCAACGCGGAAGGTATAAGGGTCTCTGCGTGGCTCATCCTCCCACCACTCCACGACGGTCGTCGGCAGGCTGACAGCACTAAGCGAGCGCCGTACTGCACCAGCCGTTCCCCGATGCTGGTGAACATAGGCCGCATCCTTGATAACCTGCCGCTTTTCCTCTTCGGTCCAGGTCTCTTCCCATGAGTCCACGGCAAATTCCCAGGCAAGCCACGGTAGAAGATGGGCCGGACAGGTATCAGGATCCTTAACCTTGCGGACCATATCGGTATCAAGCGCGGCTATCTGCTCTGTGCTGGCCTGCTCCTGAGACCGTTCTGGATGGATAGCAGAAACAGGCAGAAGGGAGCGAAATTTATCCACTTAAGCCTACTTTGCGCGTGACGTTTATCGCGCTGCACCACGGTGCCTGACCGGCGGTCGCTTCCAGGTCTGCCGTCGGGCTGATCAGCCTGACGCGGGAGATACCGGGCTGCTGCAGGGAAGCGTAAATCGCAGAAAGCGGTACAACGGCGTTGATGCGATGGGATAGCTGCGTATAGCTCGTCAGCGTGCTTACGGCATTCTCCAGCACCGTCTGCGCATCAGGTCCGTCCGGAATATAGAGCTCAGCCTTGACGGCATAACTGACGACTGTGGCGGTTTTCACGCTGACAAAATCGGTGAGCGGTCTCACCTCATCTGCATTCAGTTTGTTCATTACCGCATTGATGAGACCTTCACCTGCCTCACCATCACCGGTTCGTGAAAGCACATAGACATCCACTTCACCGGGTCGGTTATGAGTTTCCGGCCCATAGGCATCCGCATCCAGCACATCGTTATCGGCCGATTTGGCATGAAAGCGGTACGCGTTGCGCGCCCCTGCAGTGTTCAGCTGCGCCCACGAAAGCTGGATCCGTTCACGAAAAGCGTCATCACTTTCATAGACAGGGTCGACGGGCGGTACCGCATCCGGATCGCCAGGGTTAATCAGCAGACGGGAAACGTTAAATGTAGCCCCCAGTTGGTCAAGATCGGCCCCTCTGGCGCTGGAAAGTAAAACGGCCCTTACCGCATCGTTGACGCGCTGAAAAGCCAGCGTCAGCTGGTAGGCGTTGACCTCCCCCTGCTTATAAGCCGGGTCAGACTCCACCAGCGCGTCAAATTCCGGATCCAGTTCGCGCAGTCGCGCCAGCCAGCGGGTAAAAATATCGGCGGCATCCGGTACCACAATGGCGTCCGGTACCGCCAGCGCGGACAGGTTAATTACGTCGTAACTACTTGCCATAAATCTGTATGCCTCCGGTGCTTACGGGAAGATTATTCTCTTTGTTGATCCCCTCAATATCGACGACACACCCAGTTTCATCGGCCGGGAAAGTGACCATCACGCGCTTAACCCGCAGACGGGGCTCCAAGCGTGCAAGCGCTGAGGCCGTGGCCGCGATAATCCGCAGTCGGGTAAGATCGTCCCGGGGGTTGTCCACCAGCGAAAACAGCTCACTGCCGTAGTCACGAACCAGCACGCGGCTGCCGAGCGGCGTAGAGAGGATATCGCTGACGGACTGGCGCAAATGGTCGCTACCGGACAGGCGTTTACCGGTCCGGTTGTTTACACCGTTCATATTGTTTTCCGTATGAAGATCGCCGTAGGGCGGAGAGTTAACCGAAATAATCCGGGCCGGTTTTATCCTTGCTGCCGGATTTTTTAGAGGACTTCGCAGGCTTGCGGATATCAACCACGAGGTTGTACGTATAGCTGAACCCGGCGGGCGTCAGGGAGTACACCAGCGATTCGACCACCCAGGCACGATCTTCCCGCTCGCCAAAACCGGACGTGGAGACGCCGGATTCTGCCGTAAGCGGGACATGTTTCGGACGGCACGGTCCCGTCACCGTCATCTTCTGCTCGTTGCGCCGGGCCTGCGTTTTTTTCGATTTGGCCTGCTGATCTGCAGTGGCCTTTGCGGGCTGGGTATAGGGATTCGCCATCGAGGGGCCGTCGTGGTCAACCGTTGTGGTCTTGGTCTTCCCGTCCACTTCGTCGTAATAGCGCACACCGATTTTGCCTGCAGACTTACCGCTGCTGCCGGTGGCTTTCCCCGTAGAACTCCCCCGCTCGCCTTCGCTGTATGACCAGTTTGAAACTTCCTCAGGAGTGATAACCAGTTCCCCGGTCTGTTCACCTGAAGCCTTAGCCGTTGCGCCCTGCCGCAGAAAAAGCCAGTATCCTCCGGATGGTTTGCTGACTGCGTTCCAGGACCGTGCCAGTCTGGTCAGCAGGTTGGCGTCAGACTCCCCGACCTGATCGACGTGATCGATATGGATATCAGCTAAATCCGAGTCCACTTTCGGTATCAGGCCGTTTTCGGTGGCCACGGTTTTAACCAGATCCGTCAGGCGCAGATTATCCCAGCTTCGGGTCTTCTGACTCAGGACATCCCCGGGCTGTTTCTGCGCGTTCATGGGCGCGGCCGTGGCATAAATTTCAATACGCCGGGGCGAACCACTGCTGCCGACGCCGGACACCACAAACCAGCCCTTTTCCACCAGCTGGTTGTTGAAGCCCAGCGCCACGCGCAGCCGGGCGCCTTTTGTTGGTAAAGGGAGGGTTTCTGAGAGTAACGTGATTTTTAGCTCATCCGCTTTTGCCGTGGCGCCGCCGTAATCGGTCAACGTCATTTCAGCCAGGCTTTGCTGCAGCGCGCGGGTGATATCCTTCCCCTCCGCGCTGACGCTGAACGCCGGGGCGTATTCGGGTTTAGCAATCTGTTCAGTCATATTAATCCCACAGGCTAAAGGCTGATTCCTTCACTGGCGGTGCCAGTTCCGGCAGGGTAATAATCAAACCCGCCGGGTAGACCGCACCGATATCGGCAAGCCCAGGATTTGCTTCGAGTACCTGAGTCAGGATATAGGACAGATTTTCCGTGCCGTAGCGCGCTGCGCATACTGCATCCAGCACGTCACCTTCACGGGTTTGATATGTCGTCGGCATAATGTTTCAGCGTCATCGTCCAGTTTTTATTTCGGTGGCCGCCGCCGGGCAGGAAGCGGTTTGTCGTGTCTGAGAAGTCGATCACCACCCACCAGCCCAGCACATCACCTTCACCGCTGACCAGCTGCTGTGGCTTGTTCTGGTCTGCAAGATCGTAGAGATCGTTAACGGCATCCACCCCCTTGCGGAAGAATGCATGAGATTCACCCTCGAGCCTGACGGTTCGCCCCGGCTTGCCGGTGTACTGCAGCAGGTCCTGTTTGCCGATGCGCTCTTGCTCGCTCCATCGCCAGCTGGCCTCGCGTGTCAGCTGGTTATACGCGGTGGTGTCGATGGAAAAAGCAAAATCACCCAGCATCATCATCACCCGGGCAGCCTGTGCGCCGCGCGCCGCGCTGGCCCCTGCCTGCCCGAAGTCTTCGAAGACGGGAATAATTTCACTCACCAGATTTGCCCTCCGTCCAGCATGCTGCTGTCACCTTTAAAAATAGGGTTAGTTTTCGTTACGTCGACAACCTCATCACCGATCGCCCGTTCGTCCTGTCCCGGTGCTCCGTGGATTTCATAATGAAATTCAAATCGGCGGTTGTCCGTCAGCTGCCGGGGCGCGGGTGCGTCTTCCGCTGAGTCAAGTTTTTGCAGCAACGTACCCCAGCGGCCGTCGTCATCCGGGAGGGTATTCACCCGGTTAACCTGAGGCTCGCCGGAAAGCCGATCGACAGGGGATGGTTTCGATGTCGTGAAAGGAGGCATCAACGGACCGGGATATTTATCCCATGCTGCCGTATCGGAACCAGGTGCGTCAGGCTGCTGGCGCTCCGGCTTCATGAAGCCACCCGGCTCAAACAGCGCACCGTTACCCACCGGGGTCATATACTTGTCGAGGGTGGAGTTAAAGGTTTCATCGTCATCACGGAAAAATCCCCTGGTGCCCCGGTACGATTTTTTCACATCATCCGGCAGGTCCGGCTTTTCCTTCAGTTGCTGCTCAAACCATTCGCCCTGCCCGTTCTTCTGGGCCGTCATGCGCGCGATATCAACCGAACCCGTCATTGCCAGTGATTTAAGGACATCCCGCTGATCGCTTCGCTCATCCGGTAAAAGCCAGGAAAGTTTTTTCGCCAGCGCGTAGGCCACCTTCCCGACGAACACAATGCCCTGGCCGAACGTCAGCACGCCCGGGTAAAGGTCATTGCGCAGGAAGCTGACGATCCGCTTTATACCGCCGCCCTTAAACCACTCCGCCATGTCGTCCGTCAGTCGGCGAATATCCGGCGCAAGCTCATTACCCAGCTGGCCGGAGATTTCTGCAAGAGCCGAGGAGAAGACGGTGCGCAGGTTCGAGACTGCGCGATTGCCCGCCATCGCCCCATCAGCACCTTCTTTCGTGACGAGGTTATAGCGCCGCTGCTCGTCCATCAGGTCCCGATAGCTCTTGCCGGACTGCTTCAGCAGCATCAGCAGCTTGCTCGCCTCACCGCCAAACAGCGAATCCAGCGCAAACGAGGCCTTCGACTCATCCTGCAGGCTGAGCGCACGCTCGACGATTTTTTCGAACTGCGCCATATCACTGAGTCCGGCAAAATCACCGGCTTTAAAGCCCAGCGTTTCAAATGCATCCTGCAGCGATCCCTGTTTGCCGTTCTGCTTGTACTCCCCCGCCTTATGCAGATACTCCTCAAACAGATCGCCGATGTTCTCCCCGTTCATGTCGTACTGCTTTGCGAGCGTGTCCCAGGCGTCATAGGTGGGAATATCGACGCCATAGCTTTTTGCCACGCCGGCGCGCCTGGCCGTCTCCTCGTTTGTCGCCGCCGGGGCGATCAGGGTGCCCAGCGCAGAGGCCACCACCCCGCCGCCGCCGATTGCCAGCCCCGGCGCCACCATACCGCCCAGTTGACCGGCAATACCCAGCCCGCGGCGAAACAGCCCCTTCCCTGCGCCCTTGAATGCTGCCAGCCGCTGTGCCTTCTGCATCTGCTGATTCAGCTTCTGCTGCTCGGCCTCCGTTTTACGGATTTCACGAGATACATCGCTGTAACGCCGCTTGAGATCGCCCAGGCTTTGCCCGGCCAGCTTTGCGCGCTTAATCTCTGCCGCCAGCCTGGTCTGGTCTTTCGTCAGCTTTTCTGACTGCTTGCCGACGTCCTTCAGGTTCTTTTGCAGGCCGTTCGCTGAACGGCTCCAGGAACTGTCGATATTGCCGCCAAAGGTAATGACGGCCTTAAGGTTCTGGCTTAGTCCGGCCACGATTTACCGCCTCCACTTCGTCGGTAAGAAAATCAGAAAATACGCTGAACGGCATATCCAGGTATTCCGTCATCGGAAAATGCAGGCGCCGCCCCAGAAAACGCATCGCCCGAATCAGTCCTCTTTCGGTCGCTTGCCGGGCGGGAGCATAAAAACGTTAAACGCATCCAGCAGCTGAGCATAATCCGCGGCTGTCAGTAGCCAGATATCCTGTTCGCCGAGGTTGCACAGCAGCGCAATCATGCGCGCCTCTTTTTCTTCTTCACTGCCGCGATCTTTTGAATAAGCGATACGATCGCGCACCAGAGGCTCGCGCAGCGTCACCTCGTTGAGCGCACTGCCATTTTCAAGCGTGACGGGGGAGTACAGTTTGATAACGCGGGTTTCACCTGGAAAAGACATGTTTATCTCCATAAAAAACGGCCCGCAGGCCGTTGTCAGTATCTTATTTAAAGTCGGACTTTCGCCGACAGACCGGACAGGACATCTACACCATTTACCCGTCGCGCAAATCGCTCGGTATCAATGGCAAAGAGCTCACGGCCATCTTTGGTCTGGCGGTAATAGCTCACGGCGATTTCCACCGTGACGGCATTTTCGGACAGACTATCCTTACCCCGCGCATCCGGCGTAACGGTCTGCACAAAGCCTTCAATCTCCTCAATGGTGCCCAGCGCGGTACCGTTCGCCAGATAACCCTGATAGGCAGTAAAGCGCGGGCGGCTGCCGCTGACAAACCCAAATGCAGTCAGCATGTCCGTATCGATACCGTAGAATTTCAGCTGACAGGTCAGGGCCTCCATGCCGTCATCCACGGGAGAAGGTGCATCCTGCGCGCCGGTGCGCAGATCGGTTTTAACGATGGACAACGTCGGCGGCGTAAACTCATGTGCCCCCTGAATGCGGATCCCCTGCCGGAAAAAGGTCCAGACGCGTAACGTGTTTTTTTCGCTCATGCTGTCAGCATCTCCTCAAGCGCATAGTTGTTATTCACCCGGACGCGCAGGCTGATAAGCTCAGTCGGCGATTTCGGACCAAAGTCGTAGTTGATGTACAGCACGCCCGCCGCCATGCTTTCTGCAGTATTCAGCTCCTCATCCAGCCAGGCCCGGCCGCCAAAAATGGCCCCGAGCCCGACGAGCTGGCGCATATAAGCGTTGATGGTGCCGATGATGTCGTCGGCGTTCTCGCGGTCCAGAGGGCGGTCAACGTATTCCAGCATCGTTTCCTGAATACTGTCCTCGATGACGTCAGCGGTACGGCGGACTGATTCAAAACGCCACTGCGGATCGGTACCGCAAAGACGGTTGCCCCAGTGCTTAAACCCGGCCCTGCGGATGATGGTGGAGACGTTCTGCATGTTCAGCAGGTTTGCGTCGCAGTTTTCATCCCCCAGAATGAATTCGTCGATCTGCTCCACCCCGAGGATGTTATTGATGTCCTGGTTGGATTTGCTCCACCACCAGCCCTTCTCGAAGTCGATGCGGGCGCGCAGCCCCGCCGCGAAGGCAGAATATGGGCGGTAGACCAGCTGGCCATCGGCGTTGCTGACCTGCACGCGCGGGCGTAGCAGCTCGGTGCGCATGCCGTAGGACTGACGGCGCTGCACCACCTCCTGCAGCGTGGCACCCGCAGCGCAGTCAACATACGCCACCGCCCGCAGCTTGCCCGCTACGGTCTCCAGCGCCTTGCCCACGGCATCATCCTCGCTGAATCCCGGGGCAATCACGATACGGGGCTGGTACGTCGTCACGGATTTGGCAGACGACAGCGCGCCGATCCCGGCCAGCACCGCTGCCCGCTGCTTTTCCGTATTTTGCGCATCAGCGTTTTCGGCAACGCGAACCACCACCGTCAGGGCGTTTCGCTGGTCGTTAATTTCGGTCAGCGCCTGTTTGAGCGTGCCCTTGTCCCCCAGACGGGACAGCATCGTGGTGCCCACAATCGCAACGGGCGTATTCAGCGGGAACGGCTCATCCTCGCCGCCGGCCAGCTGCAGGCTAAACGGAGATACAATTCCGCTGCCGGTACCTTTTGCCGTGACCTTCACATCCTCTACCGCACCGACGGCGTTAACGACGTCTGCAGGGGTCGCCTTTAGCTTGCCGCCTTCATCACAGCCCAGCGTGATGGTCAGGGTTGAAGCCGCGGCGTCCCAGACGGCAGTCGTCTCCACCTCGGCGGGATTTTCCGCATCGGGAACGCCAGCTGCTGCGTTAACCACCAGCACATTGCCAGCCCTTCCGACGAGCGTCGCGGTAAACTCCACGACGTTGTCCAGTATTGGCGTCCCGACGGTACCCGCTGCCGGACTACCAGCTGAGGCATCCGGTGCGGTGCCCACCAGACCGATAATGGCCGTCTGGATCGTCGTGACCGCGACCGTACCGGATGTCAGCTCGATCGTTTCTACACCATGTAAATTCGCCATTCATTTTCTCCAGGCATAAAAAAACCTGCCGCGGCAGGTCACATTTGTTGATTAGGGGTATTTGTGGTGCCGCCGCCGTCACCATTTTCTTGATGGTCATGTCGGTTATAGGTTTCGCGGATCCCGCTCATTTTTCCGGTACCGTCTGAAATTTCCTGTGTTGCTCCGATATTCCCGGCAACGTTCGTATCGGCATTGATCTGCGTTTTTCCCTGAACGGTCAGGGTGTCGGTGATTTCCACCGGGCCGTCCAGCGTACCCTTACCGACGATTTTGTAGCTCCCGCCTTCCGCCAGGGTGATGGTCAGCGCATGCGCGGCACGGTCATACCGGATCTCGGTACCGTCGCCGTAGCGGGTAATATGTTCGCTGTCGCTACCCTCCGGCACCGGCAGGCCGCCGGTATTCCAGCCGGGAAACACCCGTCCATTGTTCAGCTCGCCCGCCTCCGACAGCACCGTGACCGCATCGCCCACCGCATACGGATTAGAATCTGCCCGGTTCGTCCCTGAAAAGCCCTGGCAGAGCGGCAGCCAGGTGGTGGTGATATCGCCCAGATCGACCCGGCATTTCGGGATACCATCGTGTTTTACGGAATGAATAACACCGCGCCGGACGATATTCGCCAGGCGGCGCTGCAAATCGCCCTCAATATCACTCATCTGGTTTGGCCTCGTATATGAGCTGGTAGTCGTCCACGTGCGCGCGACCGATATCCGGCGCCTTACCGAGCCACGCCGATTTCAACGGGGCATTCAGCTGCGCAAACGGATCGGCACCAAAGGCGGCAGACTGAGTGAAGGAAATTCGCCATACCAGATAGTCATCCATGCGCGGATCGAACTCGTCGCGTGACGCATCGACAAAAACGGCGGGCTGCAGATGCGTCAGGCCAAACTGCTGACCGTCAATCCACTGCGTGATATCGGCTGCCGCCGTGCGCAGGAAAATTTCTGGCCTGCTGATGCCCGCACCAGCCGCATCCACGACCACGAACAAATCGCAGGAGAGCTCCACGTTGAGCTGGCCTTCGTTGCCTCCACCCTGCTCCCAGCCGTTGATAGAGAAATACACTGCCGGGGTAGTCAGCCCGGTAAAACGGGGCACGTTTTTTTCCGGATAGGCATCGGCGTCGCGCACCCACGTAATGTTTTTCAGCGCGCCGGTGACGGCATCATGATACTGGCCCAGCAGTAATGGCTCAGCCATGGTTCACCTCAGACAGAAATACGGGCTTTCACGCGCCCGCGCAGATCGGTTTCAAAGTGATGCATGAAAATCTCCATCGCCTCCGCAAAGGCGTTATCTTCGATGTAGTTCAACATCGGCTCATAAATATCAACTTCCGCCTCGCGGGTGCGGCGCGTGTCAGGATCGCGAATAATCACCGTTCGCCTGTTCTCACGGCGGGAGCGTGCCACTTCCCCATTTTCAAATGTGCGCGGGGAAAGCATGCTGCCCTTTGGCGTAAACCCGGCATTGTCCGCCTGGCGCCGTGCCTTAATAAACCGTCCGGTGGATTTATCACGCCGGGAATGGCGAGGCCGCACCCGCCCGTTGATCCGACCTTTCAAATCTTTGACCTTGATGGCATTCAGGCCAAACCAGAGACGAAAGTTATCCAGCTTTGACTGAGAGGCGCGATCGAGGCGAAAGGAAAGCAGGCGTCGACGTACAAGGTCCAGGCTGCGGGGGGCCAGCCCGTCCTTCAGGTCTGCCATCGCTTTTTTACGCAGGGTAGCGGCGGTACGTTTCAGCGCGCGAGAATACGCTGCCCGAAACTGCTTATGGGTGGCACCGATGTGCTCAGCTATCCGCCAGATGGCATCCACATCGATATCGACGGGCAAATCCCGCCGCAGTCTGGACTCACGCGCCATATCAGCTCCACTTATTGATGTCCGGCTGCACCTTACCCGGTGCGCCATATGCCAGCGTGACGCGGGTGCGGCCTTCTTCATCAGCCCCGACGTGCGTCACACGATAAGCCGTGCCGTTGATTTCCACGCCGTGGCGCTTCTCAAGCCCCGCGATATCGGCGGTCATCGCGCTGAAGGCCGGAGAACGATCCTGAATTTGCCCCCCGCCGGGCACGTCAACCGGGGCATCGGGCGTCTCGAAAATAACGGTAACAGGTCGCACCTCAGCGTCGATGGTCAGTACGGCGGGCAGCACCTCGGAAAAAGCCCGGGAGATCCGGGCATCCGCACGAGCCATCCGGGCACGAAAGCGGTTCATCAGTAACCCAGCCGGACCGGAACAGTATCGGCGTCCGCCGCAGCCGCAGCCCAGGCAGTACCCGCCAGAGGATTCGGAGTCGCCGACTCACCCGCTTCCACGGTCAGTTTGCCGTCTGCCAGATAGAGCTTCTGACCAACAGTGATCGCCTCCGCCGCTTTTGACAGAACGAACACGCCCGTGGTGTGCAGTACGCCCCACAGCCCTGCTGGGATGTCATCGTGAGCGACGCCCACCAGCACGCCCGAAAGCACGGCGTCCCCAGAATGAATATCAGTCGCACCAGTATTCTGAAAATCCAGAGTGTTGCCGTCCTGCTGATAATTTTTCGCCATTTTTTTCTCCAGAAATAAAAAGGAGCAGCACGCGCCGCTCCGTAAAAAAAACCGTCAGATGACGGTCATTATTTTTTGGTGACTTTAACCATGCCTCGCCAGTCAAGCGGCGCCACCCCGGCATCGATGCGCACCTTGAAGGCGGCACCGTCAACGGTAAAGCCCTGCTGCTGCTCCAGATACGGCGTATCAATACCGTCCAGATACGCCACCTCGATAGTGTCGCGCCCCTGCGCAGCGGTCAGGTAGAAATCGGTCGGGCTGCTGTCATCCAGACGCGCCTCAGAGGCCACGGTCACAAAGTTCTGGATCGGGTTCACGATACCGCTGTTGGCATCGGCGCCCGGCACGCTTGCAGATTTGATCAGCTGGTTAGCCCGGGACTCGATAGCAACTGGCGTCAGCATGTAGGCCGGGCGAATGTTCAGACGGCGATCGCCGGATTTTTGCAGCAGCATCGCCTTACGCGCTGTATCCAGACCTTCGATACTCAGGTCGGCGGAGACCAGGTTGCCGTGGTCAGCATGGAACAGCGGCTTACCGTCCGACATTTTCGGGTTGCTGGTCAGCACTGCCCACACAAGATCGCCCACGGTGGCACGCGCAGCAAGCCCCATGGCCTGCGGGATACGGGTCAGCATGTCCAGGTCATCGTTGATGATGGTCTGGCGATCAATGCTGAAAAGTTCGCCGTAGGTGGCAAGCGCAATTGGCTCACCGCGATCCTTGATGGTGACATATTTATATTCCGCCCCGGCGCGGACCTTGCGAAGCGATGCCAGTGATTCCAGACCGACGCGGTGCGCGGTTTTGAAATCAGTCAGCGTGCCCTTGCGGGTCCACTGTTCGAATGACTCTGTGGCCTCATCCCAGCCCATCAGCGCCGCCTTGTGCGCCACATCCATCAGGATATTGCCAAAGTCGCTGCTGCTGTGGGTGAACGCCAGGCCGACCATGGCCTGCGCCGTTCCAGCCCCGGAGATACCGATGCCGCGATCCACCAGCGAGGCGCGCGCCAGCTCGCGCAGGGTGTAGCCGTTGTAAGCGTTATCCTTCTCGGCCTGCGCATATCCCGCGCGGGTCATCACCGCTGCACGAATGGAGTCCCCGACCAGATTACCGTTACCGGCAAAAAGATGAATGGCCCCCGGACCGGCGCTCGGGGTGGTACCCGCCGCCAGCGCCTGCAGCAGCTTGTCACGGGCGTTCTCGGCGCTGCAGGAGAAGTCGGCGAGGCACTCCGCCTTCAGCGTGGCGAAGGTCGGGAACGCCTCAAAAACAGCGGATACCGTGCTCACGCGTTCGGCGTTTGAAGCCTGCATCTGCTGCTGCAGCTGCTGGGCCAGCGCGGCGACGTCAATATTTGTCATCTGTGGCGCGGGCTGCTGTGCCGCCGGGGGGGTAAGATTTGCCTGTACAGGCGCGGGCTGCTGTGGCTGATTTGCCGGAGCTTCGGCGCGCGGCGCAAAAAGAGATTTAATCTGTTCTGGCATGTTCTGGTAATCCTTCAGTTTGTTTTCATTCACACAGGCCGCGGCCTGCAGTTCAGGTTCAAGCGTGTCGGCGAAACCTTTTTCCACCGCCTCTGCACCGTTAAGCCAGGTCTCCGCTTTCAGCATCGCCTCCAGCTCCTCCTGCCCCAGTCCGGTTTTGTTCATGTAGGCGCTGAGCATCAGGGCTTCGTTACGATCAAGCCAGGCGGCGTAGTCCCGCATGTCGTCAGAATCCCCGGCGATGCCGCCCCACGGTTTATGAACCATGATCCAGGCGTTCTCCGGCATATGTACAGTGGCGCCGGGCAGGCAGACAATCATCGAGGCCATGCTGGCCGCCACGCCGTCCACCCAGATATCCACCTTTGCTTTCAGCCGCGACAGGGTGTTGTAAATGGCAAAGCCCTGCATCACATCGCCGCCGGGGCTGTGGATATGCAAATCCACCGCGCTTGCGTCAAACACTCCAGCCTCCTTGCAGTCCGCGACGAACTGCTGGGCGGTGATGCCCCAGCCGCCGATCACGTCGTAAAGGAAAATTTCAACGCGCCCGGCTGTCATCGCGCGGATCTCATACCAGCACTGGCCGTTTGCCGCATCCACACCCGCCAGGCTTGCGCGGGGGTTAATCATCATCGTCCGGCTCGCGCCGCTTATCGTCTGGTTTTGCCGTTGCATCTGGCATCGCTCCTTTGTCATTGGCGGCGTCGGAATCAAACACCAGCCCGTGTTTACGGTTAAATTCGGTCTCACGCAGGCGCTGGCGCTTAACCTCCTGCGGGTTTTTCCCCCGGGCACGCGCCCATTCCGCTTCAGTACCCGCTCCTCCGCGCACGATGGCTTTCCAGGCGTTCGCCTCTTTCCCCGGATCAATCCAGGGCATCACCGGCCCGAGATAAAGTGCGTTGTAGAGAGAGTTCGGATCCACATCCGGCGGAACCTGTATACCGCTCAGCAGCGCCATCGCCAGCCATGCGCGGTAAACGGGGCGGCTGTGCTGGCCGACAAACCATTGCTGCAGAACGTTGTACCCTTCAAAGCTCTCCACCAGCTCCTGCCGTTGGGAGCTGTAGGTGCCGTTATAGTCCCGGGCAATGCTGGAATAGCTGCCACGCGTTCCGGCGGCCACGGCCCGCATCTGCCCGTTTCTGAACTCGTAGAGGTGGACGTTAGGCCGGTTAGATTCGACCATCCCCAAATCCTCGCCGGGTTTGAGATCGTCATAAATCATGCCCGGTGCGATATCGTAGTGACGCTGGCCGCCTGGGGGTGAAAACTCATTTTCATCGCCAAGAGACTGCGCATCACCGCGCTTGATATAGAACCCCAGCGCGGCGGCAATACGGGCAGCCACGCGTTCGCTCTCTTCGTAATCCTTAATATCCGAAAGCCGGGTAATGACTCCGTGGATCAGGCTGATACCGCGCAGCTGGTGCAGACGCTTACGTTGCGCCAGGTGAAGCATGTTGTCGGCAGAGACGGTTTTGAGGTCGGCGCTGAAGCGCGTCATGTTTGCCGGATGATATTTGTAAACCCGGTATCCGGTGGGTCGCCCCCACTCGTTAACGATGATGCCCTGGCGCACCTGCTGGCCGGCGGTGCTGTTGAGGTTGAACGGCACAAAATCCGCCTCCAGCATTTCCAGCGAGAACGGTACCTGGGTGGCATGCTGCAGGCCCGGTACATTCCCCCTGACCAGCTGCGTGAACACTTCCCCGTCACGCAGCGCTGAACGCAGCAGCAGGCGCTCGGCTTCCGGGCGGGTGAACATGCCGGTCACTTCAGGACGCACGGACCACTCCGCCCAGAGTGCCGAGAGCTGCCCGGCGAAATCGGAATGGAGGTTTCCCTCCAGATCGAGGGGCTGGGGCTCAACATGGATACCGTGGGCACCGATAACCCGGTCTTCCATTTTGTCGAACAGGCCGATCACCAGATCATGGTTTTCATCAAGCCAGCGGGCCTGCTCCCGCAGGGACTGGCCTGCGGCAAATACCGAGGTGTCCGCTGACTGGCTCTGTTTTTTCGCTTTGTGCAGGCGCGACGCGCTTGCCGCTTCATAGGCATTGAGCCGGAGACGATCCAGCGCACGTGCCGCCGCCCACCCCGGCGCCAGCGTACCCAGTGTTTTTTCAAAAATGCCCATAGAACGCCTTACAGAAAGTTAGCGAGTTTGTACGATCCGCCGCGGCTGTTAACCGTCCGCCAGCGCCGCTCCCAGTATTCAAGCTCGTCGCGCAGCGCTTTAGGATCGTGGTTGGTAATGGCGCGGCCGTTTACCCCGGTAAAGGAGATACTCTTGCCGTCCAGCGAATCCTGGTAGGCCTGACGAACCATCAACAACGTTCTCAGGATGTCGTCTTTCGTCACAGCCAGCCTCCTTTACCGGAAGCGCCCAGCCAGCTGCCGGAGAGTTCGGCGCCCTTTTCAGGTTTAGCCTGGACAGGCGACTGAACAGGTATTGTTTTTTTCACTGTTATCTCCCGGGGGCGTTCCCCTTCATGAATATTTGGGTTGAGATCCTGTGGCTCAGCCCATACCGGGGGTTTTTCCCAGTCACGTATTTTTTCGTAGCCACGCAGGACCGCCACGGCGTGGGCATAGCAAAACAGGTCAAAAGCTTCGTTGGCCCCCTTGCCTGGCTTGCGCCATTTTCCGTCCGCGCCGCGCTCTTCGTAGGTCAGCTCCTCGTAGAACCATTCCCCGAGCCAGTCAGGAAAATGGATATAGCCAGCACCGGGGGTCTCACGGTCCAGATTGTTGCTGAGCTGATCTTTAAGCAGGTCGGTCTGCAGCAGGTACACCGGCACCTCTCCGCGCGCGTCGGCGCGACGGTCGCTGCGTTCGGTATTGTTCGGGTGGGTTTTGGTGATGATTTTCTGGCGTTTTGTGCTGTCGCCCTTGACCAGATAAACGCGTTTGCCCATGCCATCACGGCGACACTGGCGCCAGAATTTATAAGCGTTGTCGGTCACGCCCTCTTCACCACCGCTGTCGACGGCCATCGCCAGTATCGGCATGCGTCGCGCCGGGTCAGACTGCAGTGCATAGGTTTTTTCCAGCACATCGGAGACCAGCAGCTGCCAGTCCTCCGGATACGCCCCCGGGTGAACAGGCTCTGCCTCGCCATGCTCATTGCAGCGCAGGGACTGGCGGATGTTGTAACGGTCCACCAGCCAGCGCTCGCCGTTTTCGCCATAACCGATAATCTGCACGACGAAACGGCGCTTTTTTCCCCCCTGGACGTCGACGGCCGCCAGCAGGAAACGTACTTTTGGCGGGACCAGGCGTTTACCGTAGTCTTCTGCGCGCAACATTAGCGCATCGGCGCGTCGCTGTTCGCTGGCAGAGCGCGGCAGGTACGGCAGACCCCAGTCGGTATTGATTACCGCCTTCAGGGTCTCTTCGCTGCCGGTGGCCTCGTACTCCTGCTCTGCGGTCAGCAGCTTATACACCAGCTGCGCCCAGGTCTGGTACGCGGCTGCGGGTCCCTCCATCCAGAACGATGCTATGCGCGAACGGCGAGGCTCGCCGGAAATATTGCCGTCACGGTCAATACTCTGACCTTCACGCAACCAGACTCCCACCCCGTTCAGCTCGCGCTTTTTGTCTGCCGTGATAATGCCGTTGCAATGCGGGCAAAGCAGATGGGCCGACTCGCTGGCTTTTACCGGATCCGGTTCATCACGGTAGCCGGTCATCGCCTCCATCGCGGGCTGAAAATATTCATCGCAGTGCGGGCACGGCCAGTACCAGCGACGGCGATCGCCACGGTTGTACAGAGAAAGCGCACCAGTCGTTGGCGGGGCCTCATGGGGAGACTTGCGCCGCCATTTACTGTCGCGGATGTCCCGACCCGGTGAACACTCCACCAGGGTCATACCGGCGGACATAAAGGTGGTGGTTCGCTTTGATGCCAGGGTAAAACCATCGCCCTCACCGTCAATATCCTCGGGGAAACGGTCATAGTCCGTCAGCGCCACGCATTTAAAATCTGACGAGGACATGATGTTGATTGAAGGCCAGCCAATCTTGAGATAGTTACCGGCCAGGAACGTCCGATCGTGCACGTTGTTGTCGTTCCGCAACGGGCTCAGGCGTTTAGCAACCTCCGGACTCACGCGGAAGGTTCGCGCCAGACGCTTTTTTGAGTGTTCCCGGGCTTTCTCTTCCGTCATCTGGACGACCAGCATATCCGACGGATCGCAGACGATGTTGTAGACGACCCAGCCATCAACCAGGCCAATCGTTTTACCCGTTCGCGCCGGACCCACAAACACCACCGCATCGTATTCACGCATCGCCAGGCAGTTCATCGGCTCAATCACATAAGGGGCAACGGCAGGATCCCACGGTATCGAGTTACCGGCCCCCATCGGGACGCGCATAAATTTCTGTACTGCCTCAGCCACAGGCATACGGCGAGGAGCTTTGAGAATGGCGGAAGCGTTACGCCTGACTTCCGCTGCCGTGGCCTGTTGCATGAATTACTCCTCTTCTGGCATGTCCTCCTGTTCCGGTGAGTCGGCCTGCTCAACTTTGAGGGCGATCTGATCGCGCAGATCGTCAATAACCTGCTGCACCCTGACAACGGCAGCAGGGGTCATCGCGCAGTCGCGCTCAAGAATATCGGGTAGCGTTTCCAGCACCTGAACCATTGCTTTCGCCATGGAGGAAAACTCTCTGGTGACTTCGGATGCCGGGATCAGCTCCCCGGTTTCCTGCTGAAACTTGAGGCGTTCACGCTCCGACTGAAACCAGGCCTTACGATCGGGGGGAAGCATTTTGTCGACGTCCACCAGCTCGGACGGAGTGGTGCTTGTCAGCAACTCCCGCAAAATATCGGTGATGGCATAAAGCTTGAGTTTCGGATTGCTGCCGGGTGCGGGTTGAACATTTGCAAGCTTGCCTGCGACCGTCTGACGGTGCAGATCGGTAATGGCTGCCAGCTGAGTGATATTCAGCCGGAAATTTTTCAGTTCGTTATCCATGATGGTGAACAAAAAATAGTCATTTCGACATCCTGCAAATTCTCAGGGCAGAAATATCAATAGGTTAAACGGATGATGATGAAACCCATAAAATGCAAAAAACTAGCCGTTTTCCGCGTGTCCTCGCCCCCTCGGTGTTTCAAATTGCCAGGAGTACCTTTAATAAAAACTAAATCTCATCAGTTACTCCTCGAAGGGTCAACTCCAAGATAATTCCTAAAACTTACCGCTTACGCTTGTCAAAATGGCGATGGCGTCCATCTTTAAGATTCTCTGAACTGGCTCCTACCAATACCAGAGAGCAACTCCTTAGAGTAAGAAGCACAATTAAACATTTGCCTGCCCTCTTCGTGAGGGCCTTTTTTTCTAAAAAAAAAGCCAGCTCGGACAGAACTGGCAGGATCTTGCAGTAAGTAGGTAGCACTTCACACTTAGCTCGATTTTTAAGTTATTCCTTTAGTCTTTCATTCATTTGCCGGGTGCCTCCCGGTGAATTTGCCACAGTCTGCAAATCCGCAAACGTTACGTGCAACACTGACTGCTTGCCCCACCGCATAGGGGGATTCAGCCGAATGATAAAGATATCGATTCACTTGTGTATATTGAAATTAGTACACATCTTCATTTTTGGTAGATGTATTAGAAAAACAAATAATTACATTCGAAACCATAACAGATGAAATTAGTAATCACTTATAAATCACAGTATAAAGCATTTAAACTTATAACTGAGATTTCTCTTAGGCTTTGCTTTAAAGTCCGAGCCTCCTTGAAACGAAGACCGATTTGGTCTCCCTTCCGAAGTGTTGGATTTCAGTTCGGAAGGGAAATTTTTAAAGCACTTCACGGTCAGGGTAAACACCTAAGGTTCACTTTCTTAACATCTCCAGAAGGTCTTTTTCGAATGTACCTGTACTCTTGCATTCTACCGGCTTAACTTTATCATTCCCGTCCGCAGCTACGAGACCAGCTGTACCTGTAACTGTTACTAAAACATTAGATCCCTCTCCTGCACTCCATACCTGAGTAACTACACGATAACGCTCCTGAATGTTTTGACTCTGCTTAACCTCTGAGCAATCAAGAATAAGTGAAGCAAATTCAACATCCTCATCAATTGCTGCAATGATCCCAGTTGTTTGGTCATTTACAGCAGGAGTCATCCCCTTTTTCTGATAATAAAGTTGAACCGCGCTGATCAGCTCATCAGGCTTGCGGTTGCCAATTTTGATTATGGAAGAAGAAGCAGACATTCCTGCCGCATCATCATTTTGCGATGTACTTTGTGTTTCAGGCCCTCCCTTAACAGGCCCATAAACGTTAATACAGCCTGTGAGAAAGAGCGGTAGTATGCAACTAACCATCTTCAACATAGCATCACCGATAGTATAAAGTGGTACATGCTGTAAGCTGAGAACACAGAATCGCCAGTACGATAAGTTTATACTTCATTCAAACTCCTTTTTCATGATGATATTTTTATGCCTACTCAATGAATTTTGCGTTTAACTCATACTCCTAGAAGTTCAAAGCTGATATCTTTGGCAGTTTGCTTGCCACGCTTTGTTATGTGTCAAGATGTCTTTCTTCGTCTGGCGGTCCATAACGTCGATATCGTGCTCGGTCAGGTAGATTGGCTTTACCCAGTCACAGGCGGTATCAACCACCACTGGGACGCTTCCACGTGTCACGCAGCTCGCGATCAACATCGTCATCAGGCATGCGGTTAACAGTCTGCTGTACATTGCTGGCCTCTTTCGTTGTCTCGACCCGACGTTCTGCTGCTGCGACCGTTGCCGCTGCGTTATCTTCGGTGCGCTGCTGGTCGGCTTTCGCTTCCGCTTTTCTGGTGCCGCGAATATGGCCCAGGCCGAACGCACCGGCGATGGCAGCAATGACCGCTGCAGCGATACCAATTAAAGTTTCAAAGCCCATAGTGACCTCGCACCAATACAGATTTCGCCAGGTTAAACAGCGCGCGGCGTTTATCCAGCCCGTTACGGCCGCCATTAATAAGCTGCGTGACGCGCTCCACGTCTCCGGAATGAAGCAGACAGCCGTGAGAGACATAGAACCATGCAGCTGAGCGAGCAGCATATTCATCCTGTTCCAGCAATTCAGGCTGGGTTACAAGGTCCAGCTTCAGCGCGTGGCCACAGTTGCGGTAATTGCTAAGCCCGGTGATTTGCTTCAGGCCGCGACCACGATATTTCCAGCCATCGCCAGCAGTTTGGTTTCCCAGGTTCTTTTTGCCCCACTCACCACCGTATACCAAATTGGCTATCGCTTTCTGATTTGCCGGTTGCGCTGCCGTTCTGCCGAGGGCGGCGGCCTGCTGTTCAGTAATGCGATGCTTGCCGAACGTAGGTACCAGGTTTCCAGCCGCATAGTTCAGGTTTTCAACCAGCCGGTTGAACCCACCGGACTCATGCCCCATCTGTGCGATGAACATGGCCTGATTAAGCGGTGCGATGATGCCGTATTCCTTCATGGCGGAGTCGATATGCGGAAACCAGCGCGCAGCTAACTCGGCGCTTATCCCAGCCGCCTTTTGAAATTGTGATTGGTTCATTAGTGCCTCAGATGATCAACCAGGCGCGCAACGTTGCCTCTGACGGCCACCAGCACGGAAAGGAAAATAATATTGGCCCCAATAGTGGCCCATGAGGAATGAGGATAAATGCCACACAGATAAGCCAGCGGCACAGCGCTGTAAGTGACCGTAATCAGCCAAGCTAAACGCGAAACCCACGGACGGTGGCGTGAATCACCACGACGATAAAACATCAGGGTAATCACCACCCCGGCGCAGAGCAGAGCGTTTAATGTTGCAGTTGGGTCATTCATTACCACCTGAACCTCCCCGGCGCGTTATCAGCGCCACCAGCGAGCCGATATCCTGGTTGTTCAGGAACGTCAGGATTTTGACGGCTAATGCAGAAATAATTACGGCACCGATGGCGTCCAGAGGCTTATCACTGTAACCGGTCCAGGCAGATAACTTTGAACCCACCAGCCCGGAGCATAAGATCCCGGCGATATACGACACTATGAAATATGCCAGTCGGCGGGTTGCACTCAGCTCCGCAGCTGTGGCGATGTAGAATACGGCACCTGCAAATGCGCCAAATACCACACCATAATCGGTGCCTGTAAGCAGGCCATAGATACTGGCACCCGTCAGAGCGCCACTGGCTAAGCCAGTGCCGGAAATCGGATCGGACATCGGTCCCCCTCAATGCTGTGAATCCTCTCATTAGATTTGAGGGGAAATAAAAAAGGCCGCCTTGAGGCAGCCCGTAATGTTTGAATAGGTTTCAAAGAGGTGGTGGTAGTGGTCCCTCTAAAACGACGGCTTCACCGTTATGGCAAAGATCGAAGCCATGTGTCAGGTGCCAGACTCCACAGACAATCTTACCAGACAGCATGTCTTCAGTTTGACCGTGCGAGTAATAAGCAACCTGGACACATTCATTGTGTCTTATCCAATAATATCCCTCTTTCATAATTCACCTCTTAAATTATTTCATTAAGAAGTATATATGACTGTAAGGCATAAAGTCGTCGGCGAAATAGTTTAGGATGTGATGCCGGGTGCCTCCCGGTGACTTATCTCTGGTCATCAAAGCCGCGCGCATACCTGCATATAGCAGTTCACCAGACGCCCCACCGCATAGGGGGATTCATCACAAGCATAACCTAGTCAAGAATCATTCATTTCGTCAATGGTTGAATATGTCAGTGCAAAAAAAAAGCCTGCTCGGTCGAGCAGGCATGAAAAGCTAAGTTGGCAATAACATATGATGTGGTGCCGGGTGCCTCCCGGTGCAAATGTTTACAGCATTCATTTCCGCGTGCTGGTTGGACACTCAGGAGAAATGTCCTGCTGAATCGCCCCTCCGCTTAGGGGGATCCACCACAAAGTCGCTTTCAGAAACATCCATTCCGCAGGATGCATATAAATCTTATGCGCAGCGTTAAAAATCTGCCATGACGATAGAAGAATATATTCTTTTAAAGATACAAAACAACAAGGCATCATCTCCTCAGCTTCTCCTTTGCGGCAACTACCATCTCCCTGAATCAGATGCTAGATGTCAGTAATTCCTAGGCCCATTTCAACGTCATGTTTACCATTGATGTAGCAGAGGAGATAAGGCCTAGGTATCAAGCGACAAGTATCATTGCTTCACTAATTCAATCAGAGCGTTCCCATCACACCAACCAAAGGCCGCTATCATAGTACCAGATACAGGATCGTACATTTAGCCCCCTCTTATTGCCGTGAGTCCTCTCAGACGAGGGGAAACAAAAAAGGCCGCCCGTAGGCAGCCCTTAAAATAAAAAACCCGCAGCAGTGGCGGGTTTATGTTTTGTTTTGTTGCTCAGTTCGCTTTAACGTCCCGAGCCTACCACAATTCAAGCACTTTCTTGCTCACTCTGCAACTTAAATCTGTCGCTATTTGTGCCGAGCGCGTCACAAAGTGGTGCGTAAAGGATCGATTCTGCAAGACTTACCCATGTATCAATACGACGGCGGCATGTGATGAGAGTCCAGTCAGGATGTTTTGCATTAAGCTCGTTGGCCATCTGCAGTTTGCTCTTACGCAGCCGGTGACGGTCGACAATAACGCTATAGAGTCCCCGGTAGCCATCATTCATCAGGACCGAAGCAATAACACCATCAACCTTCAGCCCTTCTTCATCAGAGCAGAACGCCAGGCCGCTTTTGTTTTTGCTGTCGAGGATTTCGCGCAGGTACGCTTCCAGCTCAGGTTTAGTGATGCCGGATTTCTTCATGCGGCGCAGCGCATCGTTGATTGCGGTCTTGGTGATTTTTCCGGATGCAAGCAACTGGTTGAACATGTTCCCGCCTGAACCACCACCGATGTACGACCAGCGGCCCCACATGCGGAGCTTACCCTGTACCCAGATGCTTTCGAGAGTGCGAAGGCGAACCATCTCGCCGGATTTGCCAACTTCTGAAGGATTGATCATGTTGCGTCTCCACTTACGCCAGTACGCCGATTTCCAGCGCACGATCTAAAAACCGAAACAACAGCACCAGCTGGTCGCCGTATTTCGCTTCAAATGCCACAGGATCAGCGTGCAACTCGTCGTGATGCGCTCTGCACAGCGGTATCACAAACAGGTCGTGCGCCTTGGTACCCATTCCGCCCTGCCCGTGACCTATCAGGTGGTGGGGGTCGTCTGCCGGGTTATTGCAGCAACTGCACTGCTGCGTCTTCACCCAGCGTGTGTATTTATCGTTCTCCCAGCGGCGGCGCTTTGGCCTCAGCATGAAAGATTCCGGTGATTCAGGATCAACCTTCTGTAGCCGCGAAAATTGTTTGATACTGATTTGAAGGGTATTTGATTCACGGTGATACCCCTCCGGCGCGTATCAAATACCTTCCAAACTAGTGCAGCTTTGCGGCGATAACTCATCTTTAACCTTTCATGCTTCCTTCCACTGGACTGTCCGAAAACGTCGAGTTAGTGTTCGTCGCACTACAGGCCTGTAGGTTTCTTAGTCGCTTAGAAGGAATTGACCATGAATTTTTATCAGCTACGCCAGACTATGACCGACGATGCTTATGACATCGTTTCAGCCTTCGGTCAGTCGGCCTCTCTGACCCTACAGGCTATCACCTACATAACCGGACAACGTGAAGACGCCATCCGCTTCATACTTGAGCAAATGGCGTTATTTCATGTGGCCATCGAAAATAACGGCCTGTGGTGCCTTTCCGAAGGGTTTAAAGCCTCAATGCATCAACCTCAAGCCTGAAGTTGCATATCACCAGCTCAGACGCCTTATGGCCGTTATTACTGCCTACTGAGTACGTTGTATTAACCGCTATCATCTCCAGCCCTTCAAACACCCGGCGCATGTCCGGGTGATCGTTAACTGAGATAATCATCTTCCCCTGGCATCTGCGTGCCAGCTCTGCCATTGCGGCGTACTCTTCAAGATCGAACGGTACGCCGTAACCTTGCGTTTGCCAGTATGGCGGGTCAAGGTAAAACAGGGTGTCTGGCCTGTCGTAACGGGTTATGCACGTTTTCCAGTCCAGATGCTCTATTGTTACCCGGTGCAGGCGCAGCCAAGCCTCTGACAACGTTTCTTCCAGTCTTAGCAGGTTTAACTTCGAGGGGCCAGTAGCGCTGGTGCCAAATGTTCGTCCCTCGGCTTTGGCCCCAAAAGATAATTTCTGTAGATAATAAAATCTGGCTGCTCGCTGTATGTCAGTCAGCGTTTCAGGGGGAGTATCCTTGAGCCAGTGGAATATTTCGCGGCTGGTTAAGGCCCATTTAAACTGCTTTATAAACTCTTCCAGGTGATTCTGGATCACCCTATAAAGGTTAACGATATCGCTATTGATATCGTTCAGTACCTCTGCTCTTGAAACTTCCTTCATGAAAAAAAGCGCGGCACCGCCACAGAACGGCTCAACATAGCAGGTATGCGAGGGGAACATGGGTAAGAGGTGTTTAGCCAGTTTTCGCTTGCCACCAACCCACGGAAAGATGGTTGATTTCATAGTTTATTTCCAATAATTGATCTGTTGTGACGATCAATCTTTGATAATTGATCGCTCAATCCAATGCTAAGAAAATGTAAGCATTTGATGCAGTCTCGAACTTGAAGCAGATAGAGCGAGTTTGCTTTGAATAGGTTTGTCATCGGCAGATCGAAAATATGAGAATTGTTGATTCTCAGAGCGCACTAATCCTGTAAAATCCTTTTAAGTGGTAATTATGTGTCAGCATTTGTTATTGAAATCAATATGATAGGAGTTGTTGGGGTGTGCGGATACAATGAAAAATAAAATTGAGTCGATTCAGATACTGCGTGGCTTAGCTGCGTTGGCAGTTGTTTTGTTTCACCATCACTTCTATTTGGTTCCAGATGGTGCAGACAGGAGTATCCCTGATGCATTATTTGGATGGGGGGGCATTGGTGTTGACCTGTTTTTTGTTATAAGCGGGTTTATCATGATATATGTCACTGATGGAAAAGAACCTGGTTTAAAGACCAGCGTTGAATTTGTTATCAATCGTCTGATACGAATAATCCCTCTCTATTACGTTGTACTACTTATCGCCTTCTTGACAGGGGGAGCAATGAGTACATTCCATTATCCGGATAAAGTTGAAAATTTAATCAGCGCACTAACTTTTCAGCCATATCTGCAAAGCACTGCTCCTATGTATATAGAGAGTGCCGGGATGTACAACATTCGCTGGACCTTGAACTATGAGATATATTTTTATCTGATTTTTTCACTTTGCTTACTCATCAAACCAAGGATTACTGCACTCTCTTTATGGTTTTCACTTCCGCTCATAGTCGGTTACTTCCACCAAGGAGATTTTTCACTTTCAACTAAGGGCTATGAGTTTAACTCTGTAATCACTGGATTCCTTACGAACCCAATCATCCTTGAGTTTGGACTTGGAGTGATAGCCGGATACCTTTACAAGAAAATAAATGGCCGTGTAGATTGCAGAACAATTTGGATACCTGCGTTAGTACTAATGTTGATCGCCCTTGGAATCTACGGGAGGTATTTAACGAAATACAACCTGTTATCAGGTATCGCATTTTCTGTTCTTGTACTGACATTTGCTCTTTATAACAAACCAGTTACACGATTTTTTCCTCGGTGCTTCATTACCCTAGGAAATATCTCTTTTTCTCTGTACTTAGTCCACAATCCTGTGGCGCACTTCATCTCGGATAAGGTAGAAAAAAGATTTCCTGATAGCATGCATAATGTTCTGGGATTTATTGTTCTGGTCACAATTTCGATTCTTGCGGGATATTTCGTTCACAGATATGTAGAGACAAACTTAACACGCGTTCTTCGCAGAGCATTAAAGGTAGGGAGGGCAGAGTCTCAGGGAGGAAAACCAATGCAGCGTGATGGGGCCGCAGGAAGAGTCAACAGACTGAATTGATTATTAAGAGCACCTCAGGTTAAGAGGTGCTCTTGCAACGCCTCCAGCGTTAAATCTGTTTTGATGTGTTACTTTTTAACTCTGCCGCCTGGTCGATTTTTTTCTGAATATAAGCACGAATCGTTTTATAGCCACCCGCAATCAGATAGAGCGCACAAACAGCAGTGCAACCATAAAGTAATACGGTCTGAGTTAACGTCATTTTTTACTCCTTCTTTTATTTTTAAGCAAAAGGGGGGCTGTCCCCCTGTCGATATCGGTTTTATTGTTCTGGTTTTTCTGGCCACTCTGGCTCGCTGAGGTCGACATTTTTCAACGCCTCGATATAGTCCAGCCAGGTCTGTAATTTGGCTTTGTTAGCTTCAGAGAGTGACCCCAACATAAGTGCAGTCTGCCATTCGCCGATAGCCTGGCGGGCTTCAGTGATTAACTGGCTCTGCTTGGCAGTTGCTTCAGCTAACAGAGCGTTTTTCTCAGCCTCTTCATCCTTAATCCATGCTTTCCCGTCCCATTTCTCGTACTGACCAGTGGGGGCCACTGTCACCACGTTCTCCGGCAGTGGTCCCAGCGAGTCGATGATAGTAGATGCCCCGGAGGTCGTGTCATAGACTGTAGCGCCGCGATGGTCTTCGGTGAGCGTCCACGCCTGCTTAGCTTCATCAAAAATAGCGACATGGTCGACGGGAATTGCCGGTGGCGCTATTTCGGTGCAGTTAGCCGGTAAACCTGTGTGTGGTGCAATATATGCATCGCCGGCACCAATAAATTCACTGGTGTCTGCGCGTAAATTGAAAACCTTAATGGTCTGTGCGTTGTCGGACATTTTAAAAGTCATGCGAGCCTCACAATATAATTAAATGCGATGTTTTTAACGGTGTTTTCCGCATTACCGGCTGCGGCGACCGTAATGGTGTGACCATGCGCTCCCATAACGATAGCGTGAGTATGCGCACCAATAGCTACCGTATGGGCGTGCGCACCGAGAACCACGTTATGGGTGTGCGAACCGATAGCGACGGTGTGGGTATGCGCTCCGGCTGAAGTGGTGGCAACGGCTCTGGAGTGTTGGAAGCCATTGCTCCCACCATTAAGTGCAAACGAGTTTCCTGCTGAATTAGCATCGATATAGTTATCTGTGGAGTTGTGTGTATGAGCGCCTGTGCTATTGGTTGTTTTCGTACCATAATCAAACGCCGTTGTCGCTTTAGTCCCCAAATCCGTACTTGATGTGGTTTTCGTACCATAATCAAAAGCGGCTGAGGTCTTGGTGCCGAGGTCTGTATTTGACGCCGTTGCGGTATGCGCGTGCGATTTAATTCCATCGGCCTCAAGGCTCAGCAGCGCACGGCCATCAGGTGCACCTTTAATGGTCTGTCCACGCATATCGGGCAACTTACCGGATGGATAGGCCGCAGCGGTTTTCGGGTATTTGGCGGTGTCGAACGCCTGCCCTTGCATGATGGCGTATCCGTCAGGTGGCGTGGTTGTTGGCCATGCCAGCGGTGTACCAACGGGGACAGCTTCAGACGCAGCGGTGGCCGCAATCGCCGTAGCAATGGCTTTTATTGCCGTCACCAGCTGGTTATTCTTCGACGGGTCAGGCGTCATTTTAGCTTCAGCCAGAATATTTTTACTCTCGGTCTGAACATCAATAATACCGCCCTGAAGCGCGTTCATGATTTTCGCGTAAACGATGGTGCCTTCCGCGCCGGTTGACGGGTCGCCATCGTGAAATAATCCATCGTCGGTATCAACCGGCTCGATAATATCTTTCATTACGTTTTATTCTCCACGTAATTAAATACAACCTGTGTATGAGCAGGTTTTAAATCGCGGAATATGCTCTCCAGCATATTCTGGCCAAATGACATCAGGCGCTCACCCGTAGCCGAACTGCCGCAGCGGAAGCGGTAAATCGGCACCTGACCATCCTGAATATTCACAATCCACACCCAGACAATTTCCGGTATCCACAGACGGTCACCGCAACGGTTACGGCCACAGCGGAACGGCTCCGGCTCGTCGATGGTGACGTCATAGCCCAGCGACTTTGCCAGGCGGATAAAGTAGCTGCGGCTCAGCCCTCCGGTTTCGTTCAGCTTCGCCATAATCTGCTGGCGACGGGCCTGAATGGTCATGCCGTTGCTCACTGAAAGCCCCAGCACGCGCTCCCAGTCCGACAGCAGCGCCACAGCGGTAAAGGGTGTTATGCCGTTCAGCACGTCCTGAGCACTGCGCTCGACGCTGGCCAGCATGTTTCCCTCGGCCTGCAGTTCAGCGTTCAGCCGCTTACCCTCGCGGGCATAGCCATCGGGTAGCAGCAGGTAAAGCAGTTCGCGCCAGTCGTTCCCGGTCATTTGAGTTCATCCACGGTGATGGTGCCCGGACGTATCCACTGCACGGTCTTCTCGCTGACCTCCGGCACGACGTTAGCTGTCGGCGCGGTCAGCTCGTAGTCCACCACACCGGAGGTATCGGAAATCAGCGCTCCCATCTGGGTTCTGACCGCAATCTCCCCCGGAGCCAGACGGCTGAAGTAGTCCGTCAGCACCTGGGTTATCTGCGTCCTGGCCTCATCGAGCGACAGCCCGTCGAGGCTGACTTTCACAGAAATATCGGCACTCACCGGCTCCGGGGCCATCACCAGCGTGTCTTTTGCCGTTACCGGGCGCTGGTCGTCAATATGCGTCTGCACGGCCTTGAGGGTATCGTCGGATGGCAGACCGCCACTGGCGGTAATCACCACGTCCACGGTGCCGTAGCCCCGGCGCAGGGGGTAGACGTAAGCCTCTGATACGCCGCTGACCTCCATCGCCCAGCGGCGGTAGTCGTATTTGTTGCCCCCGGCTGGCGGGCGGCGCATCAGTTCCAGCAGGCGCGAGAGTAGCGAGTCGTCGCTCTCGGCATCCGTGCCGCCGCGCATGGTTTTTATCGTTACCGCGCTGTCGATACCCTGCGGCGCACTGAGCAGCGTGGCGGCGGTGTTGTCGCTGAGGTTGCCCACGACACCAGTAGTCATGGCGCTGGCGCTCACGGTGATGGTGCCTTTATCGTTGAGCGTGGCATCTTCCGTGGTCTGGTACAGGACATTGCCGCCGCGTGGACGGAACTGCAGACCACTGGGCACTTTCAGGCCTGCCGAACCGGTGAATATCGCCTGACCGCTGGCCGCGCTGGCGGGTTTGGGTGACAGACCACGTGAGCGGGCGTGCATCACCAGCCAGTCATGATCGGCGGTGTCGGGAAATATCTGGCGCAGTATCCAGCTCTGGTCGTTGTACAGACCCTGCGCCACGCCGGAGACGGCGTTCGCCCGGATGGCGTAATCACTGTCACCGGAGACGTCCGCATCCGGTAGCTGGTTGCGGATATCCCGTAGCTGTTGTTGAGTAATGTCGGCGAGTGCCGGTACGCTGCGAGCCATAATTCCCCGTTTAAACCACTTTGACCGGATGCCGGAAGGTCAGTACATTCCCGCCCGCGCTGGTGACCGTGATGGAAAGCAGCAGCCAGCCGGTTTCAGGCGAGGTGACGACCACATCAACAGTGGTCGCCCGCTTGTCATCAATCAGCGGCTGCAGCGCCTGTTCGGCATACTGGCGGGCCAGCGTGCGGGTCTGCGGCGTATCCTTCGCGCGGGCCAGTTCGTGCAGGCGAGACCCCATCTGCGGGTCAGCCCAGTATGTGCCCTTGCGAATGCGCAGACGCAGCCAGACCGCGTTATGCAGGTCGTTGCAGCGTTGTCCGGTGTAATCGCCGGTGGTGTGATCGATATAGGCGTCCATAGCGGGCAGAATGCCGCAGGGGCGCTAAGGCAGGAAGGTACGGGGGTGAAGCGGCTAAGTCCGGGGCGGGAATGCCCCGGTGGGGGTTATGCGTTTTTGGGCGGGCCTGACGGGCCATCCGGGGTGTCGTGGATGTGAGGCCCAATTTTAACACCGTTGATGGTTACTGCCACCGAGGTGATGGTGCCGCCCGTATGGCTGATATTACCCTCAAACGAGGCCGTCACGCCACCGTCACCGCCTTTAATGGCCATACCGCCGTTGCCGCTGATAAGCCCCTGTGCGGTCAGCTTCTCCGAGGTACTCAGCTCCGGCGTGGTGAACGCTGCAGACTCCGAGGCGTTAACCTTCATGCGCTTGCAGTTCAGCTCCCAGTCGTCGCAGGTGACAGCAATGATGCGGTTACGCTTCAGGACGATGCTGGCTCCCTCATCGGTATAGATAGCCACCTCACCGGATTCCAGCCCCTGCAGACGGTAGCTGCTGTGTTCGGTGGCAATCACGATCCCGTGACTGGTTCGTCCGCCCAGCGGCAGCACAATCGCCATCGCACCCTCTGGCGGTACGGTGGTGAAACCGTACTGCTGGAACATCTCAATGCCTTCCAGCCCTTCAGGGGCCAGTCCGGCCACCTGCGCGGTCTGTACGCCCCCCGTGGTGGTGATACGGGTCAGCACGCCACGAAAGGCCAGACGTATGCCGCTGAGCGCCTTACGGATGCGTTTATCTACCAGTCCAGAAAAATCAGGCATTGTCGACCTGCTCCCATGTTGTCCACAGTCCCTTGTCTTTTTTGCCGCGCCGGTGTCCCTTGCGATGGCCGGACTTCGGATATGCATCCGGCAGCCAGATACCGTCCTCACGCAACAGTAGCGAGGTTTCCTGCCGCTGGCCACGACCGCCCCGGAAGGTGCGGCGCATGATGAAGTAAACGTCGTCGACCCCGTGGACGTCGCTTTTAACGTAAACCCGCTGGCCCGGTGCCCACAGCGTGCCGTTCGCGGTGGTGAAGCCCCGCAGGGTGGCCGAGAGCGCAAAACCGTTCAGTCTGGCATCTGCCTGCAGCTTGCGGGCGCGAAACTGCACCTCTTCATCGCTCTGTGAGTCACCCTCTACCACGATGCGCGGGCGGTAGAGCGTCATGGTGGTATCTTTCACCGTGCATTTGCGGTTTGCCTTGCCATCTTCATGCCCTGTGCCGTGGCCCTGCGCCAGTACCGTGGTCTGAGAGTATCGCCCGCTCATATCGGTACGCTTGCCCAGCCTGAGCAGGTTATTGTTCTGCCCGTTACGGTGCATGATGAGCGTGTCCACCGGCGTGGCACTGTAGTCCGGCCCGCCGATAACCAGCGTGCCGTCCGGGGCCATCCACGGCCACAGGCCGCTCATTTCAGCGACGCGCTTCAGTGCATCCCACGCGCTGTCTCCCGGCTCGATGCTGATCTTCTTCACGCTGCCGGGGTTCTCAGCCTGCATGCGGATAGTGGTCACGCCCAGCGGCTTAATCACCTGCGAGATAACCTCCTGCAGCGTCATTTCCTGTGCGGTAAAAATGGGGGCCGAACAGTCCACCAGTACCGCCGCTGCGTCGCGCCCGGTCAGCTCCAGCATGTGCTGGCCACGGCTCACGTCGTGACTCAGCTCATCAATCATGCCGGTCATGATGGTGCTGTCGCCGTAGCGCAGCTCAGCTCTGGCTCCGGCCTCCACGTTCGCGGGCAACACCGGCTCGGCGGTGCCGACCGACAACTGCCAGCCGCCCGCAGGGGTCAGCAGGTCGGAATCCACCTCAAAGCGCTCCCAGTCGTCGTGCGACCGCCCCCCGATACGCAGCGTCAGGCGCTGCTCATCTTGCCCAGGCATACAGCACATCCCCCGGATTCAGATTATTTGACTCGCGCAAAGATGGATTGAGGCGTGCCAGCTGCGTCGCGCGGGACGCGTCGCCGTACCACTCAAATGCCAGCAGGGGCAAATTACAGCGGCGCGTCACCTGACGCTGTACCAGCGGCGGCAGCGCCAGAATCAGTCCGCGAGCCTGCTCCTGCAGGTGCCAGGCGCTTTCCTGCAGCGCGGCAATGATGGCCTGATCCTGACGGGTGTCCGGCGTACCGGCCTGCTCGCGAACGGCAGTGGCCATACGCGCCGAGACGGACGCCCGCTGGGCCGCTATCGCCTCCACAATCAGAGTGCGCACGTCGCCGGTGATGCGCTCAATATCGGTGGAGGACAGCGTCGGGGAGGCGGTCTCATTCACAAAGATATCGCTGGCCGTGTCGGTCATTTCGCTCACGGCCACCAGTCGGATGGCCTGGTTGATCATCTCCGTATCGCTCTGCGGCATCACGCTGGCGCGGCGTAGCGTGGAAGCGAATACGCTGCCGGAGGACATGGTCTGCTGCGCGGTGGTGCGCTGAGCCGGTAACGTCAGCATGGTGTCCTTCAGCCCGGTCAGAGCGTTCCAGTCCGACAGGCGGGAAGCCTCGCTCAGTGACAGCCGGTCAGTGAATGCGCCGGTCAGGTGCTTCAGGTCGGAGATAAAGGCGGTCGGGTAGTCCAGATAGTCGAGGGCGCTGCCGATGGTGGACTGCACCTCGTTTGCCAGGGCGTTTACCACGTACTCGGCTGAGGCGATGATATTGGTGACGCGGGCAATATCCTGCTGAATATCGCGCAGCGTATCCATTGCGTCCCCGAACCAGCCGATCGCGCTGTCGAAAATACTGTCGCCGTCTGCCTCGTAATGGGTGGTGGCGAACAGCGCATCGGGCTTACCGCTCTCCACAAAGACCAGGTCGACGGTGACTGCGTTAACTGGCTCCACCTCATGGAATACTCCGGCCTCCAGAAACTGCACGTCCGGCACCGAGCCGTATACCGGGTGAACCAGCTCGCCGGTGCCCGCCGTTTTAAGTGCGTTTAAAAAGGCTTTAAGCTGCGTCTGGTAGCGGTTGCCCCAGAAGAGTGCCTGCAGACGAAAGTTCACTGCCTTCAGCCCCTGGTCTTCCACCTCTTCACCATCCCGGTACGGGTAAGCGTAGGTCACGGTGTCCTTTGCCAGCGTGTCGCGGGTAAACAGGCAGTCAAACTCCACGCCCCGGAACGAAGCAGGCATCAGCAGATCTACCCCCAGCGCTGCAGCAATCTCGTTAATCGTATCCGCCACTATTTCCTCCTCGAATCAACATCAATCCGGCGCAATACCGTATCTGTCACCTCGCGGCTGTCGAGGTAGATATTAGCCACAATCGGTTGCTGCGGCCCCTGAGACGCGTAGGGAACATTTGCACCAGCAGGCGCAGGTTTTTCGGTACTGTTCTGCGAGAAAAAGCTCTTGATTTCATCAAAGGCATCCAGAAAGCCAACTGGCTTAGGCATGTTGTCCGGGATGTTGTAGCCATCCTCTTTCAGCCGTTTAACCTTATCGTCGCCACGCTCCAGGAACTGATCGTAAAACTGGCCCGCAGCCATGTACCCTTCAGCCAGTGGCGCACGGACGACCTTGCCCAGCAGGCTCCCGCCTTTACTGAGCAGACCTCCGCCTTTTGCGGCTGTTTCGGCAGCTTCTTCAGCCACGGCTGAGCCACCGCCCCGGAGACGCTTCCACAGCTTCTGCCCGCCCGCCAGCGCCAGTGCCCCCAGCCCGGCACCACCTGCGGCCCCGATGCCCTGAATGGCGGAATAAGCCCCGCTGATCGCGGTGGTCAGTTTGGGAAATTCTTTCGCCAGCTCAGCCGCTTTATCAGCCGCCTCCCCAACCCACTTAGTGAAAGGAGAGGCAGTATCATTGGATGAAAAGGCCGCTTCGTTTTTGGCTTTGTTGACCTGAAATGCCGGGCTGTCCTTCACCAGCTCAAAGTCAAGGTCGGCTGAGGTTTTCCCGGCAGGCATATCAAACTGCTCGTTACCTTCCCCGACCAGCTTGTGGTAGTAGTCCTTGTTACGCTCCCAGTTCAGGAAGCCCATGCGGGAATATTCATTGGTGAAGATTCTCCCCACGTTCTGGCCGTGTATCTGGTCGCGTCGTGCTTCCAGCTGCGCTCTGGCTTCACCGGGAGCCGTCCGGGCAATCTGCTTATTCAGGTCCACGAACTGAGGATCGTGCTCATCCATGCTGCGAATGGCCCGGTCGACAGTATCCAGCGGGGTCAGCCCCTTCGCCGCGTCAGCACGCATCAGCGCACGAATATCAAGGCCGCGCTTGCCGACTTTGATTTGCTTGAAATTGTTGGCCAACGTCGGTGAAGACAGCTCAGAGAGCAGGTTGGTGGTGAACGTCGCCGCTTCTTCAGGGGAGCCAGCACCGCGTGCAGCCGCCTCAAAAAGTGCAGCAACCTGTGAGAAGCCGGTGCGACCGTGCAGGCCAATGGACTTGGCAGACTCCAGCGCCTTTGGCATCTCTTTGGCCAGCAGTGGCACATCCACCATGCCGTTCTGCGCCATTGTGGTGGTGACACTGAGGCCTGCTCGCGCATCCTTCTCGTTAAGCCCAAAGTTAAACGCGCTGGACTGAAGGCTGGCGACAGAGGCCGCATCGGTTTCGGTTGCGGTGGCGTTCTTCATGACGCCAGGCAACGCCCGATAGGCCTGCTCTCTGGTCATGGTGCCGGAGCGGAGCATCACCTCCAGACCATGAAAAGCGCCATTGATATCGCCGCCACCGTCACGCAACGCGGCTTTGATCGCACTGTCGATATCTGTCATCCCCGACTGTCGTCCGGCCAGATTGTCATGCTTGTAGGCGAAGTTGGCCACCTTGCGCAGTTCGGAATCGTACTCCATCTGATTCTCGATGGGCTTGCGCATCACCATTGCACCGGCAACCAGACCGCCCCCGATGGCACCTACGGTTTTGCCCACGCGGGCAAGGCGCTGATAGCTGCGCTCGGTTTCGCCCAGCTCGCGTTTGAGCCTGGCAACGGTCGCCTGCGTCTGGTTCCATGCGCGGGTCTGTTCGCTGGCGCTCATGGTGCCGCTGCGGGAGAGACGGTTGTACGCGGCCAGCGTCTGGTTAATCTCGCGGCGGATGGACTGCTCGGAGCGAATACCCAGCGTTTCGCGGGCCTGCGCCTGTCGGCGGTACTCCTGCAGGGCCGGGTTCATCTTCTCCTGTACACGCAGCGTCTCGCCCATCTCCTGTCGCAGACGGGAGACCGTTGACTGCATGCGCTGGTAAGCCCGTTCCTGCTCCTTGACCGACAGAACGCCGCTACGCTCAAGTCGGTTATAGGCCGCGACCGTGCGGCTGATTTCCCGCTGGATGTTATGCTCTGAGCGTATTCCCAGCGACTCACGGGCGCTGGACATGCGGCGGAACTCTTCGGATAACGACCGGATTTTGGGCGTGGCGTTATCCTGCACGCCAAATTTAATCTGAGTATCAAAATCACGGGCCACGGGGCAGTCCTCTTAGCGGGAAGCAGCGCTGCGTGCCCTTTTACGGGGGCGACGCAGGCTGATAACGGTGCGGTTTTTCTGCCAGGCTTTGGGGTTTTCCCGGCGGGTGATGGCATCCAGCCATCCGGCCAGCTCTACAGCGCTGGCGCGTCGGATTTGCTCTTCTGTGATGCCGTATCGTCCGAGCCGGATGACTGTGTACCGGTATTCGGTAAAGCGCTGCTCATGGATTTGAGCTTTTTTTTCACCTCATCGCGCAGGGTGCGCAGGTAGGCATAATCCTCGGAGACCAGATTGTCGCAGAGCAACTGATAGGTAATGCTCTCAGCGGGAATGTCGCCAATCTTCGTCAGCGTGCGGGCCAGCACAGCAATCGGCACGCCAGCGTCAGAGACGCCGTCTTCAATCACGGCAATCTCGTCTCCGACCGTTGCCAGACCCAGCTCCACGTTTTGGTGGAGCTTGCCATCAAACAGAATGCCAACCGGCAGTGAACCTGTGCAGGTAATGTTCCCGGACATCATTATTCCTCAATTTTGTTAAGTGCAAAGGCGGTGATGTTGATACGCGCCTCGTTATCCACGGTGTACTGCTCACCGACCTGCGTGACAAACACATCCTGATAGGTGGTGCGTTTGCCGCTGCCGAGCGGCGTCTGGGTCAGTTTTGCCCCGGCAATCTGCGCCCAGTTGACGGTGGTATCCTTTGGCACCACTGCCGTGATGGCCAGCTCCCACGTGGCTATACCCTGGGTATAACCTTTCGCGCGGCCAGTGCTGTTCATGGTCTTGACCAGCTTTTTCCCGGTTGTCTCGGTGGGGTTGAAGTCAGTGACCTCAACCTCCACGCTGTTAACGTCCAGGACAATCGAGCCTACGTATTCAAGGGCCATTGTCGTCTCCTTACATCAGATAAATGACGGCGGCGAACACATGCAGACCCCGCACGATTGCTGCCGGAATGGTGGCCTCCGCCCGCGTGTCGTCCTGAAGGCTGCGGGTGACGGTAAGCTGGTCTTTAAGCGCGTCGACGTTCTCCACAATCTCCAGCTGCTCCAGCGAATACAGCACATCAAGCAGTTCGGAGCGGATACGCGCAAGCCGGGCGTCCGTGAGCTTTTCTCGCGGGAAACGCTGGGTATAGCGGGTACGGCATGCCAGACGCACATAGTCGAGCGAGCGGATAATGGTGATATCCATAAGCGACCGGTCGGTCACGCCCGCAGCATTCTTCACATAAGTGCTGACCGCGCGCACGATACGCACCACGCTGCCGTCCACCTCAAACGGCGTCAGGCCGTTCATCAGGGCGTTTTCCTGCTCGGCACGTCCCGGCCAGTTGTCCTGCGCCGTGATATCAAGCCCCGGTAAAGTAAGGGTGTTCAGCGGGCGGGCCGGATCGGATTCACTGGCCATCACCGCACCGTAAATTGCCGACAGCTCGCCGTTCGGCAGTGCTGAACCGGCATGCCAGCCGCAGGAAATACGCGGCGCGTTAACCTTGCTGGTCAGCGTGGTGCCGCTGGCAAGCGTCCCGTTCCAGCCGGTAATACCCACAGCGCCGCGCTGCTCAAGCGGCCCGGAAACGTTATCCAGATGCGCGGATAGCTTCGCCAGCGCATCATCGCTGGTATACGGCAGCATAATCATCGTGTGCCCGGAGGCGAATACCGCGCTGAATGCCGCATCGAGAGACGGGTCGCCCTGACCACCGCTCATAGGCGTCAGCGTGGCCGTGAGACCACTGGCGGTGATGGTGCAGGTCAGGCCGCACTCATTACCGGTACTGCCCTTGTTGCGGGCGGTCAGCACCAGCGCCTTGATTTTCGTGGGATTACCTTCACCGTCGTCAGGGCCATCAATCTCACCCACGGTGGCGCTCAGGGGCAGATCGTCCTGCAGCGTTATTGCGCTGGCCAGTGAGGCCATCACGTCATCGGCTTTGTCTCCCTGGCTGACAGCAACAGCAACGGTGGTGCCACAGATAGCCAGACGAACCTGACCGGAACCGCTGGCGGTGCCGTTAACCACCACCGAGCCGGTTGCCGCCACGCCCGCCTCAGCATCATCCAGCCCGACTACGGTCAGCTGTATGTACTGGTTCGCCTTGATCGCCGCGCGGGCCATACGATGCGCCTGTGAGCCACGCCCGAAGTACAGCGCCGCCTCATCGTCGCTGAAGACATTCACCGGCGTAAGAACTTCAGCAGCGGTTGTCTGCGTCAGACGCTGGGCAATAATCAGCAGCTTCTGGTCGTTGGTGGCCAGCGCACGTGAGGCCAGCGTAGTGTTGAACGCGAAATAAGCGCCGGGCTTATAAATCGGGTTCGGAATAGTTGTAATATCCATAGTCATTTATCCGCCTTAGCTGCCGAAGCAGCAGGTTTATCTGCGGTTTTATCGGACGGTTTTGCGTCAGCAGCCTCAGTTTCAGCGGATTTAGCTGGCTCGGCATACGGCAACAGATCGCCATCCCTGAGACGGCGCAGCCAGTAGGCCGTCTCCGGTACGTCCACGGCCTCTTTGTCCGTGATGTAACGGTCAGGACGGCCTTCCACCGGCACCTGAATACCCTGGCGGGCAATTACCTTAATCATCGTTGTCAGTCCTGTTGTGCATGATATCTTCGGCGACCGGGTCAGCAACGCCGGGCTGGAAGTAGGCCATGCGGGTGCTTTCATGCCACGGCAGCGGTTTTTCGATGCGCCCCTTCCAGCGAACAAAGTCAGCGTCGTCATCGGTCGGCAGCTCCGGTGCAGGCCAGTGGCCGTTATCCAGTGCATCCTCCATCCACTGCGTGCTGAATACGCACTCGTAGACCGCCACGCCTTTATCGTTAAACGCCTGCCCGGCTACGGGGCGCACGCCTTCAGGCTTCAGATAATCAATCTTCAGCCCCAAATCCTGCCCGGTGAGCAGGCGGCGCACGCTGCGAATGAGGCGATAGCATCCCGGCTCTTCAGTCCCCGGCCCGCCGTGGCGGAGCGCCTCATTGCTGCGCAGGTTGTAATCCACGACAAAGACGCTGAAGCGACCGGTGACGAGGAAGCGGCGGCGGGAGGTGTCATGTGCCCGGCTGTTAGTGATGCCTGAAAACACCACGCACACGCCGGGGAGCTGCCGCAGGGCCACGCCGATATCCGTGGCCAGCACGTTCCATGTCACTACAGGGTTGTTGACCATCCGGCCCAGCCCCTGCTGCAGGCGTTCACACAGCGCTTTTTCGATGGTGGTAATCATCAGTACGCACCTCCACCCGTGCGGTTACGGCTCCACAGATCGTCGCCACCAGAATAAAACTCGACGGTCGGCGTCGAGGCGTCGACGGTGCCGCCGTTCTCCGGGTTTGAGCCGATACCGGCCTTGCCACTGGCGACCAGCTTCAGCCAGCTGATAGCATCCTCGTAGCGCAGGCGGATCACTTCGTTGCAGGTATGCTCGTTACCGGTCAGCAGATAACGGGCGATATCACAGCAGTAATCACGCAGCGCATCGGGCACCTGCCGCAGCGGGAGGCGGTAGCGGGCACCGATATACGCATCAATCCTGCCGCTCGCCGACCGGAGGTGGCGGGCGAGACGCTCATCATCCGCCTCATCACTGTTCCATGGTGCTGACACGCTGACCGCATCACGCTCTGTGAAATAGGTTTTGTAGTCCTCCGGGGTGGCGTAGCTCATGGTCAGTTCCCTGTACCGGTGGAGCCGTAAGCCATCTGCCAGTAACCAAATGCAGCAGCCCCACGCGCTTCCACGCCGAACTTGTACTCCGCCCGCATAAAGACGTCGTCCGAGTCCATATTGGTCTGGGAGACAAAATTGGGTGTCTCCCTGTCCTGGTAGATAAGCGGTTTCAGCACCTGCGAGGTGTCCAGCAGGAACCACTGGGTGTCAGAGGTCAGATGCTGTACTACGATCACTTCAGCAGCACCCCGATAGAGGTTTGGCTTGCCGTCCTCCAGTCGTTCAGCCGTCACCAGCGTTCTGGCAATATCTTCCAGCGCCGGAGGAACAACCAGCAGATCAGGGACGATATTGAGCGGGCGGTCATGGCGGTCTTTCAGCTTCTTCATGCTGGTACGAGCCGCACCGAAGGAGGCTTTTGCCTCTGCCTGAGTGGCAACCGACAGCGGCGCTTTGCCCATATTGCTGTAGGTTTTGTCACCGATTTTGTGCTTATCGCTGATAAACGGCAGGCCGTCATAACACAGGGCAGTGAAGGCCTTATCCAGTAGCCCAAAGACCATTTCATCCGGCCACATTTCGGCACTTTGTCCCGCCGATGTAGCCTGTACACCATAGATGCCCAGCTGGTCGTCCTTAATATTGTTACGCTTGACAACCACCGTGGCCTCAAAATCCTTGTTGGGCACGATAAAGTCCTGCTCCAGCAGTTTGGTCAGTTGCTTCTCACCAACCCACTCGCGCATTTTGGGGAACATCTCAAGCCACGCGTAGTAGTTCGCCGCTCCCGTGGAAGGGATGCGGGTTGCCACGCGCTGCCACTGGGGTTTACCCAGCGTCAGACCGTTCTGAAACGACTTTTTAAGGTTCAGAAACAGCACGCTGAGATTGGCTTTGTTGATTGCAGCCATAATATTTTCCTTATAAATCAGTAAATCCAGACGCCGTCACTTTCGATCAGGATGATTTTCCCGGCGCTGCTGCGTGTCGCTTCACCTGCAGGTGTCTCGCCTTCAGCAGGCGTACCGCCGTTTTCAGCAGACAACGTCTGGTTATCGACGATGTAAGCGCGGCTGAGCAGACTGGCCTGAGTGATGGTGCCATCGCTGGCCCACTTGAACGCTTTGTTGGCACGAACGTTGATAAGCTGCGCCCCGTCTTCACCGGCGCTGTTATCCACGGACTCGTCGGCACAGCCCGCATATTTCAGGGTGGCATCCTCCTTGCCATTGACGGCAAAGCCGGTCGCGTTTACACAGACGATGGCTCCCATCGGGATAACTTCACCTTTGGCAACGGGCACCGGCACCAGAATGCAGTCGCGCCATGCCGTGTCGCGGGGTTCAGTGATAGCGGTCATTTTTTCTCTCCGGTCAGGTCTTCAGCGGTATTACCGAACTGGCTGCAGATAGCAAGCTGCTCGGCGGTCAGTTCGACGCTATTGTCCCGGCCACCCTCAAACGTCATACCGTCAGACTGCAGCTGTGACAGAGCCTTGATGGGCTTACGGGTGCCGATCATCTTTTCCATCAGCGCATAGTTGCTCTTGCCCAGCTCGCGCAGGTTGTCTTCATCCGCACCTTTCATCACGCGCCCGTCACTCAGGGCGGCGGTCAGCAGGGTCTCGACCTTGTCGCCCTGAATCTGAGAGGACAGAGAGGCCAGTTCATTGCGGAGATCGTCCACCACGGCCACAGGCACAAATTTGGTGGGGTCAGGCGCACCGGTCTGCGCGGCAGACAGGGCGGCAATCTTCGTCTGACCTTCCTGAATGGCCTGGTCCTTTGCGGTCAGCTGTGCCTTGTGAGCGTCAATCAGCGCACCGATGCTGGAGCAGTTGGCCTCTTTGAGCTGATTGTTCTGCAGGTCTTCCAGTGCGGTCTGAATAGCCGCCTCATCAGCCTCCTGCTTCAGCCCCATGATGGCGCAGAGGGCGAGACGCAAATTTTCGTTCATCGGTTTTTCTCCGTTATCAAAAAACATTAAGGACGCCGCCACCTGACGCATCCCGTCCAGCACCGGCATATTAGTGAGCGCGGCGTTGACCAGCTCCCGCACGTTTCCCTGCTCGTCATAGCGGAAGGTCGGCGATACATAGCGGTATTCATCAGCCTGAATCAGCGAGGCGGCACGTTCAGTCCACTTTACGTCAGCAAACAGGCCTTCACCCTCCACCCAGGTCAGAGACTTGAACCAGCCTGACGCAGGCACCGGGCCACTGGCCTGTGGGGCATTCAGGGACTGGTGCTCATAGTCAAACTGGTAGTCATTCACCCGGCTGTTGGCGGCATCAATCAGACGCTGTGCCAGTGAGGCGTCCAGGAACCAGCGCTGACCACCTGACGGCGCACCAAACCAGCCAGCCGGAAACAGCTGAATGCGGGCGGTGTTGTCCTTGTTGATGCCTGAAAGTGAGGCGGTGGCGAGCTTCCACATCGGTGTATTGCGTCCTGAAACTGTCAAAGTGAGGACAGGATAGGCGGCAGGCTAAATGCCCGACAGTTACAGGGGTGAAGCGGTAATAACAGGGGGAGGAATCAGGGGATTAAGACAGTAACACCGTGGCTGAATGGCGCAACCCCGTTTAAAACCCGTTTAAATCGCGCAGAATGGCGTTAAAACAATGCAGGGGTAATACGTTACCCCCGAAAGAGGAAAAACGCCACAACGGCCTTTTGTGGGCTTATCAGTCTTCCCCGCCAAGATGGTCAATGACCGCCTGGCGGATGGCGTCATTATCATCATCTGTCAGGCTGAGGAAAGGACGGGCCGGAATATCTGAACCAGGGTGGTTGACCTGACTCGCAAAGCGTCCGTTAAAGTACAGCGCTTTTTTGTTGCGGGGGCGGATGATGTGAGGGCGCGTTTTCCCTCCCATCTGGTGGATTCGGGCATAGACCACATTAGTGCCCACCACCGCCTGATCGTTATCGGCGAACGGCTCAATTGAGCCGTGCAGGCGTCCGGTCTTCATCAGCGGCTTGCCGTCTCGATATTTAAGCGGCTTCCACGCCGGACGCCCGCCCTGAACAAAGTTCTCATCCACCGCATCGAGCATAATACCCGCGACCTTATTCATCAGCGGCTCACGGTGCTGGCAACGTGCGGCCAGCTTGTCGAGCCAGTCGCGGAACTCGTCAGAAATATCGATATCGAGCTTCATGCATTCCCCTCCGGCAGCGTACCGTCAATCAGTCGGGCGCGTGCGACGGCTGCAGGTGACCACGGCACCGAGGATACAGGTTCAAAGCTATCAGCGCTGCGGGCAAGCGTGACCACGCTGTAACCGGCTAAATCCTCCACCACCATCAGCAGAGCCTCGCCGCGCTGCAGCACGGCCATCGGGTAACGAAATGCCGATGCCAGACGTCCAAGCCACGACGCACCGGCTTCCCGCAGACTGACAGCCGTTTGCGCCGGTAAGGTGATAACCGGCGACGGCAGAGTCGCACTGTCACTGATTGCAGCCAGCACCAGCGGTGATATTGCACCGGCGCGGCGAAAATCCCTGCCGGGTCGCGCAGGCAGCGAGCGCACCCAGCTATCAAGATCGCGGTTCATTGCCGTGGCCAGCCGGTTATTGCGCAGCGTTTCATACACTGCCTGCGCGGCAAGGCGTGGAGGGGCATCAACGCTTTTCTCCAGGAGGGACTGACCCAGCCCGGCCAGATATTCGCGTCCCGGATTAAGGTGAAAGCCCGCGTCCGGCACCAGCAGTTGGCCGGTCTTAGGATCACGATATGCTTTAACGGGACGCATCTCGCCATCCAGACCATAAGGCTGCTGCACGGTCACCAGCCGGTCGTCACTGCTTTCAACGCCCAGTGGGTGATTTTTTATCTGTGCTTCGGTCAGAGCGCGAACCCAGCAGCGGCAGTTGTAACCGTTCGGCGGGTAGATGGTCTGCCATATCGGGTCGTCCCAGCGGAACACCCGACCATTAAGCGCCGCATGCGTTGGGCGGGTGCGGTTATCCATGACCGCGTTATATTCCCAGTAAGGGCGGTCGGCGACATTGCGCATCTGCTGCTGATACCGTCCTGCAGCATACGCCGACTGAATATTGGTGCGAAAAATCGTATCAAGACGGTAAGGCATCAGCTTTTTGCCCTGCAGCACGCCATCGTCATCGGCAACCAGCCCGCGTCCCAGCCAGCCCTTACGCTGCAACAGCGGCTCCAGTTCATTCTGGAACTGACGGAAACTCATCCCCTCCGTGAGCGAGCGCGTCAGGCTGTTCTGGATATCGCTGAGGACGTCCAGCTTCGTGATACCGGCCACCGCAAACTCCACCGCGTGAGCCTCGTCCTGCATATCCTTCCAGCTCATGGTGGGCGCTAACCCTTTTGACTGGAAGTAAGCTATCGCCCGCGCCGGTGGCAGGGTCATGGCAAAACCTGCATTAATCTCAGGCATTCTGCTGCCCCATAAAGTCTGCGACAAAGACCGCCTGACCGACCAGCTCGCGCAGGGCCATATCGTCCAGCGCTGGATAGCTGGCTGCAAGAAGCTCGTAAACCTCATCCGGGCTTCGGGCCGCTTTTACCTTCGTAATAAGCGGTTTCAACATTGCTTCAGCAGCGGCAGTGGCCTGAATGGACAGAAGCTGCGGAGCGGCATCCAGCTGCAGCTGTACGTTGTCAGTTCCACTCTGCGGCACAGAGAGGGCAGCAAGGCGGGCCTGCATGACCTGAGACAGTGCGGCGTCACCGGCCTGCTGGCGGGCCAGCGGTTTCAGGATGGTCTGCCCCTCCTGAGGCAGCGGGATACCGCTTTTCTCCGAGACCCAGTCAGCGGTAATGTCAAAGCCCGCCTGCTGGGCAGTGTTCACTACCGTCATCAGGCGCTCAAGGTCAACGGACTCGCGGGCATCAAATTCCAGATACGGTGCCCGCTCCGGGTTAAAACGCCCGTTTATCGCCAGCACTGGCCACAGCAGCTGCTGGGTCAGCGTCTCCGCCGACATCCATGCATCACCAACGAGGAGATCGTGACGGATTTCGTTATGCACATTTCCGAGCGCATTGGTCGACGATTTGCCGTCAGCCTGGCTGGTCAGCGTCCCGCCGAGAATGACCTTTGACTGTACCTTCTCGCACCAGCTCACCATATCCAGGAAAGGCGCACTCTGGCCTGCTGACGGAGAGACCAGCGAAATTTCAGCATTAGACGGAATGATGCCGCCGCCTTCGCGGGCCAGCATGCGGATACCGCGAAGCAGGTTCAGTCGCTCCCTGTCGGTCATGGAGGCATCATACTTACCAATACGGAATGGCAGGCCGTAAAGGTTCAGGAACTGCGCCCAGTCGCGGGCAGACAGGTTCTTGAACAGGTACGTCCAGACCAGCACGCGGAACAGACCACTCTGCGCCACAGGGCCGGATTTGGACTTGTGCTTATGCACGATCCAGCCCATATCCCACAGCTCCTCGCCGCCCACGCCGCCACGGTTCAGGCGGATACTGTCAAGGTCGTTCTGCGGCATCGTGAAGGCCCGCGCCGGTCGCTTGTGGAACGCTGACGGAAGCCAGAGTGACCCTTTACGGCCCCATTCGATCTCGATGCACGAAAAGCCGTGGCCGATGGCATCCAGCATATCCATCAGCATCTCGCGGAAGCCCGGCAAATGGCGCAGCCACCAGTCGGCCTCCGCCGCGACTTTCTTCTCCGCCTCGGTCGCATCCGGGGGCGGTTTGACGGAAAACGGCAGCGTCAGCAGCGCACGCTTACGCTTTGACAGCTCGGCGAACAGGTGGCCGTCGCGCTCTTCCATATCGGTAAACAGGTCGCTCTGTGCCTGAATGTCGCCCTGTTCGGCAGCGCTGAACAGGGCATACACCCGCTGAATATCCAGCCCCGTAGAGGGGTGCGTAGCGGTATCACCATAAAGAAAATCATCGCCACTGCTCTGCATGGCCTGTGTGTTATCGCGGGAAAAAAAGCGTTTAAACGCGATTTTAATGTCCATTTACCATCCTCCAGACCCGAACCCGTCAGAGCCATAATCGTCGTCATCGTCATGCCTGCGGCGCGAGGGAGAATCCGACTCCACCGCCTCCAGCTGGCTGACGGGAATAAATTCAAAGTTACCCACGCTGGTCGACGCGATGGCAAACAGCATATGCAGCGCATCCGGGCCGTCATCGTGGTCAGCCATCGGGAAATGCATCAGTTGTTCACGCAACGTGGCGAGCGCACGGGCGATCAGAATGTGCTCGCTCTCCATAAAGGGCTGCAGGGATTCAATACGTCCGGCCTTGTCGGTGGAAGGGATCACCGAGCGGGCCGGAACGGGGACCCCCGCCTTCAGGGATTCTTCTATCAGCGTCTCGCGCAGGAAGTCCTGGAACTGCACCGACTCAAACGCCCACGCTACGCAGCCAAACTCACGCTGCAGCTGGATAACATCGGTAATAATCTTTTTAGGGCGGCGCACGCGAATATCGGCACGGACGACCTTCAGCACTTTTTTGATGCGGTGCCATCCGCCAATCAGCAACGCGCTGGGGTCGTTGCCCCGGCTGTTGTGCTTGCCGAGCGACGGGTCGCAGGCACCGAAGTAAATCAGGTCAGGCTCCAGCTCCCGCCACTCATGGATACAGCCGTGGAAGATGGCATGCTCGCCGCTGACCGGGTCATTCTGGTATTCCGCATCGAAAGCGCGGGTGCCTACGCGCACTCGGATCAACATCAGCGCCAGCAGTGGTCGAGCGGCCCACGAAACGCGGGAGCCTTTCAGCAGCGCTTTTTCATGGCGGTTATAGAACGCCTTCGCGGCATTCTTGCCCTTACCACGCAGCACCGCTTCCCACTCATCCCACAGCGCCAGATTCTCTGGCCAGGCGAGGATGGCCTGAAAGCGCTTCGCATTCCACAGCGGGTTTTTCATGGTGCGGGCCAGCACGGAATCGTAGTGCAGGATTGACCCGACGTAGATAACATCGAGCTTGACCCCGGCCCCGCCCAGCGGCAGCACCGTGCTGTTGAGCCACTTCTCCAGCTTGTCACGCTGCTTTGGCGTCACCACGTTCTCGTCGTTTTCGAGGTCATCGAGGTGAACCAGGTCAGGACGATATGCGCCGTGCTTACGGCCACGCAGACTCTGTCCCTGACCAGCCGATTCAATTTTGATGCCCGATGCCGTCAGAATGCAGCCGATACGCCATACGCGCCCCTGTCCGCAGGCTTCAGGGAAGTCCAGCGCCAGACCGGCGTTATAGAGCAGCTCGGCCTTGATAACCTCCAGAGACTCCGCCGACTGAGCGGACGTGTCGAAGGCGATAATGATGAATTTCTTCAGCTCAAGGACGACGCACCACAGGTCGAACAGCTGCTGACCGAGGGTGGTTTTTGCTTCACCACGCGGGGCGGCAATAACGTCATTCTCACTCTCAGGGCTGGTGACAATCTGCGGCAGGCGCTCATACAGATACTCGTGCAGCGCACTGGTTTCCGGGTGATGGAGGTGATGCTTAAAGTAGGTGTTTACGAAGAAGCGAAACCCGGTCACCGGATCGCTGACCTGTAACCGGCGAGCCTGTATCGCCTCCGGGCTGCTGTCCAGACCACAGCTTGCGCTCTCTATGCGGTCGCGCAGCTCCCCCTGAATGCGGGCAATCTTCTCGCGGAAGGCTTTAAGCGATGATTTGGACGACACTTATCTGCCCTCAGTCCTGACTGCGGTTCGCCAGCGCCGCCTCAATCTGCTCCAGCAACACGGATTTTGCGTGCCACACCGATTTGCCATAAAGACCATCGGCCTGGTGAATCTCGCCATCTTCAGTCTGTACCATCAGGTAATCGCTTTGCACGTATACGCGAACGATGGTATCGGCCCGCACAGCATTGCGATCGTTCAGAGTAATAAACTGCTTAACGGGTTTGGTAACTTCAGCCATATTTCTTCTCCACTATCTGCTGAAACTCAGGTAATACGTCCAGAAAGCCCGCCATCAGCGCCGGGTGCTTATCGCTGAGAAAGGCGGCTAAATCTTCCACCACGCCCGCCGCGACGATCAGACGGTCGGTCTCCGGCAAAATGCGCTTACTGGCAGCTATCATTTTGTTAAAGCCGTCCTGCAACTTCGCCAGCAGGCTGGCGTAATCATCGGCTGGCAGCGCGGCCTGACCGTCTGCACCTTCACGGGCCTTGCGCAGCTGTTCCATCGCATGCTTATGGTGCTCAAGGAACTCCAGCAGCAGGTCACGGGTGATATCCTCCGGCACGCCGGACGACAGGCGACGGGCCGCACGCTGTTTGTCCCAGTCGTCGCCGTTCTCCCGCGACTCACGCCGCCAGCGGATAACCGACGCCACGCTGACCCCGTGCATCGGCCCCAGCACTTCGGGGGCGATCCCCTGCGCAATGTAATCGCGCCTGACGGCATCCCTTACCGCTTTCGGGTGCGCCATTAGCGGCCCCCCGTGGCATCGGTGCGGCGGTCTATACGGTCGTTCATGCGCTCAATCGACTGCTTAATTTCCGAGAGCATGGTCATAATCTGCTCCTGATCGCGGAGTGCATCTGATTTGAGCTGAAACACCGTGTACATCTGCCGGTTCTCTTCCCACAGGCGGTTAATTGTGGAGTGCAGATTCTTTATCCAGAAAGTAAAACCGAACGAAAAAACGCCCAGTAACGCGGTTTGCCAAAATTCCACAATGTGTCCTGCGTCCATTTATTGGTCCTCCTTGCCTGGCCAGAAAAACGCCCCAAGAGCCTTGAGTTTTGCGGCGTTCGTCTGGCACCAGGCTCCGTAATCTGCTGCGTGTCGCAACAGTGCATCCGGGGGTAGCCCCGATGAGCCACCGGCATATGCTGACGGTGCGGGCGGCATCGGGGCTACCGTGACCATCGCTCGCGGTGGTTTACTGTCCTGAACTATCACCGGCGCTGGCGTTACCACCACCGGCGTATCCGAGGGCTTTGGTGTAGAGCTGCAGGCTGTGAGGCCCAAGCCCGTTATAGCCACAGCCAGAAGTCTGATTGTCATCGCTGACCGCCTTATTGATACCCAGCTGCAGCAGGCGGTTCGTCTGCGTCAGCTCAAATTCTTTATTAGCCAGCTGCAGGGCGAGCAGGTCAGCCCGCTCACGCTGCTGGCGCTCGCCATCTCTTGCCTGCAGCAGTGCCTGCTGTCCGGCCTGAGCCAGCTGCTGGCGTTCATCCGCACGGGCCTGTTTCTCTTTGGCCAGCGCCTTATCGCCGTCCGCCTTAGCGTCTTTATGCCCGGAGTCATAGCCGGTGCTGTGCAGCCACCATCCCGCTCCGGCCAGCGCCGTGCAAAGCACGACGCCGGGTAAAAGGCGGGTTAAAAGCCATTTAGCTGCGCTATTCATCCTTGCCTCCCGCAGGCCGGGCAACAGGCACCTTCAGCTTCTGGTGAACCTGCACGCCTGCATGTGTTACCCAGGCACCGAGATACAGGCCCAACGCAGCATCAGGTTGCCTGTCCATCACCACGCAGATAAGCAGCGCCAGCGAGCTGACAACCAGTGCCACCATGGTGGCCGTATCGGTGGTGGACAATCGTCCCTGCGGATTAGTGATTAACTCAGCGAGACGGTTAAGGAGCGCCATCAGTACGATCCCCCGGAACATCACGCGGCTTTAGCCGGATACTGTGCAAAGGGAAGCTGGAAGTGCGGGCCATCTTTCAGCGTTTTCCAGTCGCCACCCCACTCAACGGGGATGGAAAGCTCAACTGAAGCCTGTTTGAACGCCTGCGCAATCTGCTGATAGAGCGGCATATCCCACGAAATATCACTACCGGCATACGCCACCACGTCAACCGCATGCCCGGTAAGGTGGCGGCTGTTCATGGTCTGGCTGCTGCCTTGAGCGACCATCTGTTTCTGGCGTTCCTGAGAGCGGAGGCCTTCGGTGATACCAAAATCAACGGGAGACAGTTCCAGCGCACGGCGGGTCACTTTTACCAGGTCAGGGTGAACACCCTGCAGGCGGGACTCGCTGCGCTGACTGAAGCGGAAAGAAGACATAAAAAAACCCTCACAAAGTTTGTGAGGGTTATTGTGATAGGTGGCGTAACTCAGGGCATGATACGGGGGTGAAGCGGTGAGCCATCAGAACAGCGCCCCCTGTGCCGGGGGAGAAACAGCCTGACGGCGGCTGGCCACAATGGCCCATGCACGGGTGTTACCGATGCCGTATTTGGGGCCGAGTACCGTGAGAGCCATACGCAATGATTCGCCATCGGCCAGCATGCTGTCAACCTCGGCGAGAAAACAGCGGTTGCGCCACTCGCGCAGGGCATCGGCACAGCGGGGGATCACCAGCGAGCTGTCACCGCCGAAACGCTTAACAAGCTGGCGGGTGTTCTCTTCGCCGATAACCTCCCGCAGCATGGCCAGACGGCGCTCGCCAGTGCCGCGCAGCCCACGACCAACCGGGAAACAGGCACCACCAAAGCGCTCAATCAGCCGCTGCGTGGCGGGGAAGCCAATCACATCGGCTATCTGGCGGGCGGTATCCGGCAGCAGCTCTTCAAGGGATTCAAGGTCAAACTCGCGCATATCACAGCCTCCCGTGACGCTTTGCGTCAACAATCAGCATTTGCATCAGCTTACGTACCTGATCGTCATTCAGCCAATCAACCGGCTTTTTCTCGCCCAGCATGCGCTCCACCATACCATCCAGATAACCCCACGGGCGGCCAGCCTCCGCCAGCATGGCCTCAATCTTGCCCAGCATGGCCTTACGGCCCGTTGCCACGCGGGGACGGCGACCACGGTAAGACGGCGCAAAGCCCTGAGTACGCATGTACAGCACCACTTTTTCAAGTTCGGCAGTGGTGCAGTCACGCGCCGAGCGTTTACCCGTCTGGCGGGCCAGTACATCGCGATAGGTTTCATCATCCCAGCCGAGGGAGGATTTGCCGGTGTGAACGATACGGATCAGATTTGCTTTCATACGCTCACCGGGAAGTAACAGAATGATGGTGTGGATTCAGCTGGATTTCAGGCTCACCACACAGCGGAGCCGCTTTATTCGCGATATTAATAGCAGCCCGCATTTCGTTCTCAGCGCTTACCGCGTCCTTTACCAGCGCGATTAGTTCATCCGCATTGATTCTGGTCTCAGTAGACATTCGCGCTGCCAGCGCCCGATTCTCCAGCATTGCCAGCATATCCCTGCGACGGGTAGATGCATCCTCAAACTGTCTTTGATAAGCGATGTACTCGCCGAGTTTGGCATAGTTGGTCATGGAAAATTCTCCGGGGATTTAAACGAAAAAGCCCCGCACAGGGCGGGGCTTTGGGCCAGTTTCAAATTGTGGCGAACAGTTTTAACGAATTAATTGGATCACAATTAATTAAAAAAATCAATCTTTCTTAGGCGTTGTAGCAGGAAGTTCAATATTACATGCTTTTGTAAACTTATTAACTGCGACAGTGGAACCTGTTGCACTCAACTCAAAGCTCATTTTTTGGTCATTTAGCGAGGATTTTATGCCTACCAACAAGCGCCGTTTTGATTGCTTCAACTGGGCCAGCAACAATTTCAATTCATCGGAAGAATCTGCGGTTATTCCAAAATAGTTATTGTTTCGTATCGTTGTATGAGCTTTGAGCTTAATGGCTGAGTTCTCATCCACTTTGAATACCATATCAACAGGCATTCCCGGAGTAACTTTTTTGGTATCACCTTGCTCGATGTACGAAACTGAAAGTTCCTCCTTAGAGCAATCAAATGCAACTCCATTCATTTCGGTCTCAGCTCCAAACATCATTGCGTTATGGCTGTCACTAAAAGCGTCATCTTCAACTTTAGTGGCCCAGTCAGCAAAAGCAGAAGCGCTAACAAATAGTAATCCTGACAATGCAGTACTCAGCACTCTATTTTTCATATAATTTCCCTTGCATTTAAACTTTAACATCGGCCCTCATTATCAACCTGAACGAAAGCTATATCAATTTCAATGGTGGATGTAGTAACAAAAGAGGCCCCAGCATTGCTGCCGGGGCCTCTGCAGCATGTAAGACTTATTTAGCGACTACGTCGATACCAAACCAGACAGGAACTAATATTTTCACCAGCTCCAGAGCTTCCTCAACCCGATCAGGTGGAACAACCAGTATACCTACGTTGTGTTGAGTATCCTGATAGCTCCAGCCATTACTCCGTACTAGGTAACGCAGAATACTATACCAGCGGATGCCGCACTGAAGTGTGAGGCGAACAGCCATAATTAGGTCATGACGCTCAGTTGTGTCAGCGAACGCTGCTGATACCAGTTTCCCGCCCAATATATCGGTAGCCGCGCTGACAGCAGGCTCATGACCATCAGGATAATCGACGACAAAAGTCATTTTCCCCATGATTGTTCTCTTTTGCGGATACCGCTTTGCTGCCGTTGGTCATTGTTGCTGTAGGTGGTAAAGCCCCTTGTTTGTTCAGAGCCATCAGGAGATCAAACTGTGAACGTACTGCGATAATTAGCAAGTAACGAACCACATTTGCAAAAGGTGTTGTGCTATCGTCGTGTAACAATTCTTCAACACTGTTACCACCAGTGTTACTGAACAGAGGAAAGTATTGCGGCATCCAGTCTGGTACGACGTATATTCTTTTTGCAGATAACTTACTCATTTGCATCCCCATTTCTTTTTGTGACGCTCAACAGCAGTTTTCATTTCCGACTGAAGAGATTTTTTGTATACCCGATGATTCATATTGTCCCAAAACTGCCAGCGAGATGATGCAGGTAGCGATGGACGCTCAACTACTGTGCTGCCATCGCTAAGGTGGTATTCATGGCGCCTTCCTGGCTGCAGGTACAACGCCCCGGTAACATTGAGCATCATGACCTCCCGATAGCCAGCGGCTGTTTGTCATCTTGACCGGCAACACCGTGATGCAGGCGGGCACTTTGCCCCGCGAGATACCCGGCCCCAACGGCATCGTCCGAACCTCGACAGGACTTAGCTGATCGGGCTTCACCTTCGCAAAGCCCTTTCTCTGCATGGAGTTTTTTGGTGTAGCGCTCCAGCATGCCCTTTTCTTCTGGCGATATTCCGAAAGAGGTAATTATCCCGGATGCGCCACCGACCCAACCCTCACAGAACTGGTCACCACGCGCAATTCGGGTCGCAGGTTTACAGCGTTTACAGTGTCTGGTTTGATATTCCTTGCGGGCCAGTTTCATCTGGCGGGAGAGTACATCGAAGGCATATGCCGCAATCTCAGCACGCTGGCCGGGGCCATAAAAACGCACAAACCTTTTCAGGCTGCCGGTGCTGCGCCATGAGCCAGAGAAATAGCATTCAACACCAAAGGCCCGGCAGATCATATTGGCTAGATGGTGCATATACGCAGGGGACTTGGCTGCATCACTCGGTGCGCCTGCGCTGTCCGCAGTGTTGATTGTGGCAAATTCCACATCACTCTCACTCAGGCCATACTCGCGCATAAAGGCCTGGGCTTTTGCCATGGCGTTAGCCGCTTCTTCCGGGCTGGATGTTCCTTTAGCCAGACGTAGAAGCTTTTTGATTTTTGCCAGATATTTAGCTTTATCACTCATCGTTATTGCCCCACGTTTTCAGACTCTCACCGCAGAATGGACAGAAGACAATCGCAACACCCCGGCCTACATATTGCCCAGAGTGAAGCTGGGCAATATCGGTTCCCGGCTCACCGGTATTTATATTGACTCTTTCAGGAATAAACAGACCTTTGCTTTTAGATGTGGGATTTCCGTATTCAGTGGCATTAGCCAGTAAACAGCAACTGGTAATCTGATTAGCGTGAACTCTGCATTTGCTGGTCATATTTCCTCCAAACCAGGCGTAAAACCGCCCCTGACGATTTACGCCATAATTAAACGATGGTTTATTTCGGTTTAAATCGTTTTTAAATTCAGCCCGCTGGCGTTAACGATTCGGTCTTAACAAAAAACGGTTCACGGTCTATTTCCACAATGGTTCCACAATTAAAGTCCCGCGCTTCGGCGACGGTTCTGGCAGGATAGCCGCCACGCAAAACCTTGCAGGGCTGGTAGATAAAATGGCTACCGACAGCATAAGTCTGATTAAACGCTTTAGCTTTCATTCACCCCGCCCCAGCCGCGTGCAGCAGCATTAGAACAGTAAGCGATACGAGTCTCAGCCCACTGGCGGCAGCGGCTGTTACGTGCGTGGGTCAGGGCAGATTGCCACAGTTCGGCAGCTTTACCCCATTCGCCATTGCGCTCTGCGCGGCCCGCACCTACGGCATACAACCCATAGTTATTACGCGCAGCATTCTCAGCTTTCATATTCATCATCAGACCCCGGCAATATCAAGAGCGATTGGACGGTATTGCGCAGAATCGCCAATGCGCTCATAGACACGAATATAGGAAGAGGTGCCGACCAACTGCAGAGCCTCACCAATGATGAGCATCGCTTTCTGCCAGCGTTCATCATTAATGTCGAGTTTTCGCAGTTTTAATACCTCAGCTACCCTGATTAAACCGGTTTTATCAACCCGGAAAGCATCATTGATTAATGCGCGAATTTCGGGGCGGGCATCCTCCGTCCAGTCTGAGAGGCAAGCATCAATCAGTTCTTTAGCAGCCTGAATACGCTCATCAAACGACATACGATCACTCATGGCCCGCTGCACTTTGTAGCGGCTGTCGTAGGTGTACAACGTTACATTGCCTTTTTTACCGCCCACCGAAACACCATATTCATTAGCAGAGAGGTCAACAAACGCGGCTATATCGCCGAATCCTGAGAGCTTAAATTCCGCAAGTGCTTTATTAAGTGCGATAGCTTTCTCAACAATCTCACCAACCAGCTGGTCGCGGGCCTTGTCGATAGGCTTAATCAAGTGTTCGGGCGTTAATACGCCTTTGGCATCAATCCAGTACCCTGCCGGTGCTTCGGATTCAGTAAATTGTACGGTGGTGGATTCAGTGGACATTCTTATTTTCTCCGTCGATAGGTTGAATTACTTTGGTTTCGCAAACAGTTGGCCCGCTATGCTTAAAACCTTCTTTTGATTCCAGTGCAGCAATAATTGACTGGTGAAGGAATGCAGCATGAGCAGCCTCCATTTCGGTGCATGGGCCTCCGGCTTTAATGTCGGTAGACACGCCATTGGCGTCTTGCTGAATAATGATTTGCATTACAACTGCCATAATTACCTCCAGATAACGGTACAACCGTCGATATTTGATGTGCGGGTGGTTTTAATCACGCCGCCCAATTTTTCGGCCACTTCCACTACTGGCCAAAGAGGGCCGCTAAGCGGTGCAATAGCGTAGACAATGGGTAATTTAGGGTGCCAGCCTGTGACACGTCCGCCGTGAGTCTGAATTTCCATTTTGGCGCGTGAGCGGTGGCAGTTAAGAACTTGTTTATCCATGACTTGTTACTCCCTCAGTGAATTAACAGCTGCGCGTAAGTTTCAATTAACTTGACGCTGATACCCTGATTACCGATAGCACTGGCGCGAACGACACCTCGGGCAAGCTTAAACATGCGGCGGTAATTACCCTTTGAATATTTGAGAAATGCCTCTGCAACGCCCGGCGCGGAGATAACGTCACCATTGCCTTCATCCGGCAGCAGGCTGGCGAGGATGGTATTGAAGTCCTCAACCTCGGACTTGCTCTTGTGGGCCTCAAGGTCTAACGCCATGCCCACGCGGCTGTAGAGCTGCGCAAACTCACCGCGAGACCCCTTGAGGTTAATCAGCAGACGTGGCATGCCTGCCAGCACGATGGCGACGCCAGAACGGTCGTGGATGCGGCGCAGTACCTCCAGTGCGCGATAAGGCAGCAGCTCGGCTTCATCCACCAGAACAACCCAGCCGGTGCCCGTCAGCGCCTGTATACACTCTTCGCTTAACTCATGAATATTGCCGGTCTTTTTCACGCCGAGGCGGGCGCACAGCTCCTGCAACAGCACTTTGGCGGTGTAGCCGGGGTCAGCCTCAATCAGGATCGCGCCCTTGTTTGTCTCTACATAGCGCTTCAGCATCATGCTTTTGCCCATGCCTGCCGGGCCGTGGATCACGCCGATATCACCATCCATATGGGTGTTGCTGATTAACCCCAGTCCCAGCCCGGAAAGCGTGGTCTGAACAAAGGATTCTTTAACTTCACGGCGGCGGGCACGTTCTTCTTCGCGGCTGATAAAGTCAGCGATGGCCGACTCGACGTTACTGATATTGCCGTTATAGACGCCTTTCAGATACTGAGAAATAACTGCAGTACTCAGCCCCGTTTTAGTAGCTACCTTTTTTTGGGTGTAGCCAGTCCCCTCCAGCAAGTGGATTAATTTATCTTTGATATTCATTTAAATAACCTTATTGGTGATTACTGGCTTTCTTTAAATCGCTTTCAAATTCCGATTCGAATAAATAAACCTTTTCGGGTTCGTTATTATTTCGTACTGGCGCGAACATCGTAACGTCAATCTCCGGTCGCTGTTCAAGCGCAGGCCGCAGCTCTTCCTGCTTGCGACGCACCTTGTCTTCCAGATTCTTGACGCTGCGTTTAACGCGCTTCTCTTTAAGCTGCTCGATACGGGCTTTCGGGAAGGCATCGACCTTATTGCCATTCCAGATGGCGTCACATATCCAGGAGCCGTCCATACGGCGCACAATAACGCTGTGGGGGTCGTGTATATCAAAGCAGACCCGGACTTCTTCGCCTTCGACGCAGGCCAGTTCTGTGCTGAAATAGATATTCTTGAATAGCTGTATTTCGCCGCGTCTGGCTGTACAAATCTGTTCTGGCCGGAACATTTCATGAAGTTCCGAGCTGGTCAGGAACTGAATTTCTTCCTGCTCCTGCTTAATAACGTGATTGCGGTAGGCCAGCGGTGACCAGTGCTGCCCGCTGTCGCGCTCAGGCAGGCTACGGTGCGGGCGATTATTATGCCGCTCTATCTGACTCTCAATCTCAGCGACCAGTTGCTCCATCGTCGGCACTTTGCGCATGGCCGTGGCCTGCACCTCATTTAGCGAGCGGCCTTTATCCAGCGCATTGACCGCTGAATCCACCGCCTTGCGGTACTTACGTTGCGCCTCCCGGTCACCAGATTTACCCACCCAGGAACCAAAGGCCATCGCGGCACGCTTCGGTATTTCCTGGTTAAGACGTTCGATAATACCGCGCCCCTGTGGATTACCCGGAATACCGGTGGGGTGCTCAATACCGAGGCGGGAGAAAATACCGGTAATATCGGCATCAAATACGGCGTTTTTCTCACCGCCACCGTTATCGGAGTAATACATCAGCGGTACGCCGTAGCGTGATACCGCGTTACGGATGGCATCGCCTACGGCGACCTGGCTCTCGGACATGGCCAGACTCCAGCCGACCACCACGCGGGTGCGGGCGTCGATCACCAGCGTAATCTCAGGCCGGAACGGCTTGCCCGTCTCAGGGTTAATCACTTCCATCTTCATGCCGTGGCCATCGCCGACCCACACGCCGTTAACCGGGATAACAGACCAGTCGCGGCGCACGAACGGCAGGTACTTCTTGTAATCGGAGCCGGTTGCACGTCCGCGCTCGCGCTCGGCAACAGGCAGCTTGTCCAGCGCATAACGCACTGTGTCAACTTTGGGTAGCATGGATAACATGATCTCGTTGTCCCCGTATTGCTCAATCCACCACTTAGCAAACTTCTCGTATGCCATCATGACGGTGGGTTTATTGGTATCGCGCCAGAAGCGCATAAAGTCCGGCATCCATGAATACTGGAATACTTCTTTTTTGCTGACCTTACCCGGTGCCAGCAGCGCCATGCGCTCACCTACTGTATCCGCAGCCATCCAGGCTGACAGCCAGCGCTGAAGCGTTGGCACGCTGACCCCGGCGCGGGTGGCACCCTTTCGGGCGTTGGCGATATCTGCGGCCCGCTGTACATAATCCGGCAGCGTCCCGGCGACAGAAGCGTCGGCAATAAACTCGACCGCCTGCTTGCGCTTCATGCTGAGACCGCCATTCTCGCTGCTGTCCATAAGGCGCAACACCTCCTGAACCAGCACCATCCGTGCATCTCCGACTGCTTTCTGGCTGTCGGTCAGTTCGCGCAGCTTCTTCTCCTGCAGGGCCGGGCATTTACGGTACAGCGCCAGCTCACGCTGCACTTTCTCGCCACCGGCTCCCGTGACCAGCTCACCTGCGGTGGTAGCCCTGGCCGGAAGGGAAGCGGACTGCGCCAGCAGCTGACGCGCTAAACGGGCCTGAACAGCTTCGCGGGCGGCGTCCGGCAGGCAATCAACGTGGTACTCGAAGGCTTTAGTGCCTTCACGCTTTCGCACAAAATCAGGATGGCCACTGGATAACCGAAACAGTGCTTCCCGTACCCCTTTGGTTGTTGCGGGAAGTCCGGGGATGCCCACTAACTCTTTAGCAACAACAAACATGGTTACGAAGCCCTCTGAATATAACTTTCAGTCTGGTAACGACTGGGCCAGATCTCTTGCGGTGTCACCCCCAGTGCATCTGCGACGATCTGCTGATAAGGCTTGCATGGCGTGCGCAAAACGCTTTTGAGTGAATCTTTGCTGTAACCCGCCTGGAGAGACAGAGTACGGAACGACAATCCGCGTCGGTGGATCTCCGCTTTGATGATTTCAGGGTGCCAATCGACAACCCGCTCTTCTTTTCGATTCATCATTCATCTATCCTAAAAAGTTACTCGTGCGGATAACCGCGTGGTTATCTCTACGGATAAAGCATAAGAACATAAAAAGAACCTGTCAAACGTTCTTTTTATGTTTTTGTGTTCATTTTATTTTTTCAAATATATTCAATTAGATAGAAAGAAAGGAACGTTTCATGAATAAAGAACCTGAACGTTCTTTTGTGAATGATGCAAAAGAACCTATCATCGAGAGAATTTTCAAGCTGGTTGAGCGTTATGGCTCCAGAGCAGAAGCGGCGGCTGCATGGGGGATAAACATCAATACGCTGCAAAATTATTACAAGCGAAGAGAGCAGGCACCTGTGCCTAGAGAAATGCTACTAAGGCAGATAGCGGAGCGCGAGGGGGTTAGCGTTCGCTGGTTGGTTAGCGGTGAAGGTGATGCCCCAAAAAAGAACGCGAAGAACATTGCATTTGAACGTGAAAACTCATTAGTGAACGATATTGATTTAAAGCTGCTAGCTCTCTTTGGGACGCTATCGTCAGATGAAAAGCAGGCTCTCTTTGAGGTTCTGGCCCGTAAAGGCATTGAAACAGCACTTTATCTTCTTGACGAAGATAATATTAAGTTGCTGAAGATGGATCGTGTGGTGAAAGAGAAGATATTAGGCATTCAGCATAGAACGCCAGAGGATATGGCTCACGATGACGCTGAGGCTAGAGAGTGTGGTGCCGATTATCCTGGCGACGCGCTCCCCCAGAGCCTAGCATCCAATAAGAAAGTAGGCTAAGTAATCGTATACTGCGCTTTGGTTAGATGTAGATGCATAAGCTTATGCGTACATTGAGCCTGGTCAACAGCTTAGCCACTTTCTTAAACGAAATTCAAAACGATTTAAACGCAGTTCAAATTCACACAAGTAACAATCATTCGAGTATCAAATACCGTTCGAAAAAATCAGTTTTGAATCATTTTTTCGCGATGAGTATCAAACCCCAGATTTCGACCAATGCCGCGCCAGTAAAAGGTTGGCGGCTTGCTTGAGGCATGCACGGTCAGTATCAAAATGATTACCCCCCCATACTTCACCGAGACAATCTTCTTAACTTTCTCCTGGAGGATTTCAGTCGCCGGTAATGACGGAACTATGTCACTTTCCCGCATTACTGAGCTGTGCGATTCAGGCTTAATCCTGAGGGCTTTATTGGCCACTGATTCAGGAATAAGGTCGGCCAGATCGTTACGTACCATCCACCAGCAGAACTCCGGCAACGTCAGGGTATGGTCTGCACTAAAGCCCAGCATAATATTCACCCTTTCGAGCAGCCATTTTACCAGGTTCTGCATGGCAATTCCTGCCAGTCTTTCAGTGGTTTGCTCACGCAGTTGGTTATCACATCCCCAGCAGAGGCGAATGCTTCCGGGGGCATGCCTCATTACCGTAAAGTCCTGAGAGTGCCATTCATTATGCGGCCACTGACATTCGAATTTTCGTTCTAACCAGGCATCAAGTCCGCTCAGACCTCCAGCGCGCTGTATAACCCTTTCGTTCATGAAAAGAGCCTGCATACCCTCATCATCAGTCAGCGGCTGGTGGGCTTCCGGAATAAGGCCTGATGGTAAATGCTGGATAGCTTCAGATGGCGTTTCAATCACCACTCGCCCACGACGGAAGAGCCATAGCAGCTCGTTGCCTGGGCGAAATAGCACAACTCCAGACATTGGAGCTACTTCAGGCGTTAGTATGGCTCTCACCCGCTTACCTCCATTGAGGGTTGATATTTAGTGATCGATATTTCTGTCCTCCCGCCAGGCACTTTCGGGCCCCACTCAACCAGCATCCGCTGCACCTGGCTGTCATCCTCCCAGATGCCAGCGTGTGTAAGAGCATCGAACAAGGCCTTGTTGTAGTTGTCGATGTCTCGGCGGCGTTCGTCCGGTGGATACAGCATAATTTCGACGGCAGCTGGTGCAGTTGATGGTTTTGGCAGGAAGCGAAGCTGCTCTACGATAGCCACGCATGCAGCACTCTGGTATGCCCTGCCTTTGGCGCTGATTAGATGGCGACCTTTTAAAGGCCCCCTGTTAGGAGCGCGCCAGTAGGTATTTACGCTCGGTGGAAACGGTAGCACCAATTTCATGAATCAACTCCATAGCGCCCATTCAGACGTCCAATTACGCTGTTAAACATCACCAGACTTACGCCCATAGGTTTAACCTTATCGTGGTACTCCTTCAGGATCGGAGGAACAACAACATTCCAGCTTGGCTTTGGTTTCTGCTTCAGGGCTTTTTTAATGGCATCGTTGCATTGACGGGCAACATCTCGCACCGCGTTCTCATGCTCGGTAGATAGCTTTTTCATGCAGCGCGCTCCTGTGGTTTTTTCATGGGAACGGCAACAGCCGGTATAAGCTCAACTGCCGGTGATTCAGATTGATTTCCCCAGTGGTCCCAGCCGGGTGCACCGCAACGGCTGAAGAGTTCTATGCGCGGAACGTCACCGTAAAGCTTCTCCAGACGGAGACGAGCTTCAGCTGGCTTCTGACTGTGCTTACCTAATGGGCTGTAGATAACCTGCTTGATACTGGCGCACTGGCGTTCCAGTCCATTCCCCCTGGTGGCGTTCAGCATGTCTTCGGTATTGGCTCGGGTGTAGTTGCCGCCGTTCATGCGGGTCTGCACGTTCAACAGGTCGAGAAAATCGTAAAAGTCCTCTACTCCACGAGCCTGAAGCGCTTTGTTGATGTGCTGCTCTGCCAGCGGGTTGAACTTCACCCATGTAAAGCCCTTCATCGTGCGGACTTTAAAGCCCCAGGCTTCAGCCAGTTCGATAGCCTCGCGGGTGTGCGTGCCGGTGAACCACATAGCCAGCACAGCATCATCTACAGCCAGGTCCCAGACCGGAAGACGCTTCATGTCGATAAGCTTCATTGTGCCGTAGTGGTTAGTGGCCGCGCCGTTGCTGACGGTGTTGCCGTATTCCCAGGCTGGGTCAGCGTAAATGAGAGAGTATTTCATCAGACGTTCCTCGCTCTTCCAGCCAGACACCAGCCATCACCAGTGGTTTTAACCCTTGGCACCATACTCAGGCAGCGCTTACGCTCCTTGAGAATTTTGGCGCGCATGGATTCGTTCTTTGAGCGATTGAATGCCTCCATCAGAACGGTAGCAGCACGCAGATAAAGCCCCTTGTCAGATAACTCTTTAGCCTTGTCCATCATCGCAATGACAGCTGGGTTTGGTGCAGCTTCCTGCTTTGGCTCAGGAATTACTTCTGCTTTCTCAACCGGCATCCGTGGGGTAATAGGCCCAATAGGACCTTCCGGCGCTTTAGCGTAGTAACGAAAGTTGTGACGTTCGCCTTTACGCTCAGCACGATTAAGCATGACAAGGCGACATACAGCACGCTGAACACTGTGCAAGTCATACTCCGACAGTGCTGCAGCAATCTCTTTGTTCGTCAGTCCAGGATTTTTGGACACGAACAGCTGTATTGTTTTCAGAAAACTCATGAGTTCGCTCCTCTGAAACCTGCAGGGACTTTGCTGTAGTCAGTGTTCTGGAAGCTGGAACGGAAAATTCCATCTTCGCGGGCCCACTCTCCGTTGACGCGACGAGGACGCCCAGCTTTGGCCCAGCTGTTCGCAGACTTGAGATAGCCCGGGAACTTGCTTGGCTGGAACAGCGTTTGTGGGCGGAGGTAGGCAGACATCGTGAGATCTTCGCTCCACTTGGCGTTGCAGTAGTCAACCACCAGCGATAATTCTTCAACGGTGTAACCTTCCCCGATTCGGGCACGAATGTTTTGCAGCGAGGTTGTTGAAACCTGATAACGCGAACTGGTCACCCGGTTCAGATGGGTCAAAACCTGTTTAGCCTGATCGGTGATCAACACATCACCGTCTGGTTGCGGCGCAACCGGACAAGAAGGGGTTTTAATATCTGTAGTATTCTCTGTTGTATTCTCTGTAAGAACATCAGTGCAATTTGACCTGATGAGAGCGGTTCGTTTTGACCCGATGGAGCGTTTCACTTTGACCTCTTCCATCGGTTCATTTTGACCTGATGGAACAGTGCATTTTGAACTCTTCGATTTGGTCACTTTGACCTCATCTAAAAGCTCGCTTTCGTAGTTAATCGTGTAGTAGTTCGTCATGTCGCGCTGAGACTTATTCAACTGCTCCACTTTGAGCACGCCGAGGTTTTTCAGGCGGGTGAATGTACGCTTCAGAGTGGACTCAGACCAGAACGGAAACTGCTCCAGCCACTGCTCGTTGGTGTTGTAAATCCAGCGCACGCCGTCACGCTCCAGTCCGGAGGTGGTCTCTTTCAGCCAGTAGTTTACCTGCTGCAACGCAATGGCCTCGTTAAGGCCAATGCTGTATGCAAGGTCAGGGTTTATCACTATCGGCCGGGATGGCATCAACAGGCTCATGGTCGTCCTTTAACTCTGTAAATTTACGCTGGAATTGTTCAAGAGGGCTGAAGCACTCATGATCGTACCCTTCGCGAAGGTATATAACGCGTCGACTCTCGGGCTCCCACCTGATGACGTGGACAGTGATGCCTCTGTGGTCTTTGAATCGCCGGTTAACTTCAGCCATTCCTCACGCCCCTTCTCGTTCATCTGAGCAAATGCCTCTACCATCGCGTTCTCAGGCTGGTAGTTGTTCTCACCAGGATGGTCGTTTAATCTCTCCACATAGCCGAACGAGGAGTCTTTTCCCACCAGTGGAAGGCATCTGAATTGCTCCACTGGTCTCAATCGGTTTAAACTGTTCATGCGTTAGTTTCTCCACTGAATACGACACGCCACGACGCCCGGAGCTGCACACTCGCGGGCGTCACTTCTTTTGGCTTTGCTTACGGCCAAACAACACGACAATCGCGCGGATTTCTTCTTCTCGCGCAGCCAGATGACGGCGGTGATACTCGTTAATTTCTTCAGCTTCATGCGACTCAATTACTCCATCTTCCAAGGCTTTCTGGATCATTGTGTCTACACGTCCGCGCGCTGAGGCTGTTCTCATGGCGCGCGTAAACAAATCAACACGGTCTAGGTCTTCCAGTTGCGGTACGTCCACCAGCAAAGCACCGCGGCGCTGCGCAAAGTAATCAGCCAGGAGAGACGTGTTTGAGATGTCTTCCATCGCTTCCAGCTCGTTCACTTCAAAGAAGCGACAGCCGTTCTTCTCGTACAGGTTGTTATTGAACTGAGATACGGACATGCCAAGAGCACCGGCCATAGCCTCACGGCCACCGGGATACGCTTTGCACATCGCTTTCACTACTTCTTTTAGACTTGGCTCTACCATGTTGTGTTTCCTTTGGTAGATACTTAAGGATGTTCTCTGGGTTACGGTGTTACTGCAGCTCCAGGTTCAGCCAGTTTGTTTTTGTTAGGGAATGGTCTTACTTCCTCGGCTTCAATTTTCCCGTCTTCCTTAACTAGGATGTTTACCCGGCGATTACGCTTAAGGGCTTTGCTGATAGCGCTTTGGTATACCCCAAGAGTCTCAGCTGTTTTTGCCTGACCATTTTCCAAAACATATTCAGATAGCGGAACAATCTTCATTGGTTTTCCTCGTGGTTTTCACACAATAATTATCACTAATGGTGATAATAATGTCAACACTAGCGGTGATTGGTGATTATACCTTGCGGTGATAAATTATAAGAATGAAAAAGAAACCATTGACCGCCGAACAACTAGCTGATGCCAGCAGGCTGAAAGCAATTTTTGAGTCCAAGAAAAAAACTCTCGGGCTCTCTCAGGAGACTTTGGCTGAACAAATGGGGATGGGTCAGAGTGGTGTAGCGCAATTACTCAATGGAACGAACGCTATTAATGCAACTCATGCAGCACAGTTTGCCAAGATTCTCGGGGTGAAAGTCGATGATTTCAGCCCCTCCCTTGCTGCTGAGATATCAGCAATGTTCGAAGCCATTGCAAACGGAAGAAGTCTATCTTCAGTATATGAATACCCTCTTTTAACTGAGGTTCAAGCCGGATCATTCTGTCCTGTAAATGCTTATACTGAAGGTGATGCTAAAGAATGGGTTTCAACTACCGCAAAAGCCAGTGATTCAGCCTTCTGGCTTGAGGTTTCAGGCCATTCAATGACAGCTCCGCCTGGCGTAAAGCCAAGTTTTCCTGAAGGAATGCTCATACTTATAGACCCTGAGCAGCCGGTTGAAGCTGGTGATTTTTGTGTTGCTGGTATTTTCAATGATTCAGAGGTCACATTTAAAAGATTTGTTCGTGAGGATGGTAGACCCTGGTTAGAACCACTTAATCCAAGCCCACGTTATCAAGCAATTGAATGTAATGAAAATTGTAGAATAATCGGCAAAGTTGTTAAGGCCCAATGGCCTGAAAATATCTTCGAATAAGGAGCCAATCGGCTCCTTTTTTTTGCATCTTTTTTCACCTTATTAATCATAAAGTTAACACTATGAGTGATATCTTTATCACTACAGGTGTTGACCATTTAATTACTATTGGTGATACTTATTATGCACCGGGGTGATGTTTTATATCTCCACCGGTATGGTGGCAGTGCGTTATATGACACATATGTCGATAGAAACAAAACAGCGCCCATTAGGACGCCGCGCTCTTTAAAAATCAAAGCCATCAATCACTCATAAACACTTCTTCCATTAATTTGAAGAAGAATGATTCATCGAGAGGGCATTTATTTACAATGCCTCGTTGAGATACATAATCAACATAAAACCAAGAGTATTTTTCCTCTTTCTTATCAAAGTCTAGAGCTAGATAAAGTTGATGAAATCCAACGTCTCTCTGTAATTCAATCTGAACAGTACCAATCCAAATCCCTGCTCTTTCCACGCCAGCAGGAACAAATCTGATTTCCTTCTGACCATGAGAAACGAACAAAGCTTCCTCTGAAACTAACTTATTGAAATCTACATAACTGCTCATAACCTTACGAACTTTGAGCCCACCTGATTCAGCCCATTTTGTAAGCTGAGGGATTAATTCACGCAACGAATCACTATATTGGTTCATCCTTGCTTGCTCGGCATCTAACCTATTGTTATTTTTGACTTTAATTTCTTCTAAACGCTTTTTACTAGCATCCTCTTTAGCTTTTAAATTCGCTTTGAACTGCTCTGCAGGATTAGTCATGTTTGAACCTCAGAATGTGTTTACTTCATGCTAGATGTCTAATTCAAGTAAAGAAAATTGATTTTACCTATTGTTTTTACTAAGAATACAATTACTTAAATAAAATTAATGCTGTTGAATTATCTTTCATTTCCAGTTCTTCTAGACCCTTTAGCATTTCAAGGAGTCGTTTACATAAGTTCTTTAACTAGAAAACTTATTTAAACGAAACCCGTGATTTTTCATCGCAATTTTGCGAGGGATTCGTGCGACCAAAAATCAGCGCTGTGCAGAGCGCTTATAACACGGAGAAACTATCTATGACGAACACACAGAACGTCACCGAGTTACAACCACGCATGACCAGAGAGCAGCTAATCGAGGCGGCACGCATCGCCGCTAAGTTCCTGCCAGTTGCATCAGCTCAGCTTATGAATGAGCTTGCTAACCGTCTCGATATCACCAGCGTAGCGCTTTTCGAAGCGATGGCGCAGCGTAAGGAGATGGCCGAGCAGAACGTTACCTTGCGTGAAGATGTCACTAGCTGGGCCAAAGAGTGTGATCGTATCGAAGAACGCCTCACAAAAACGTCTTCCAATATGCACTTGCTGGAGGCTCAGCGCGAACTTCGCGAGTTGGCTCCTGTCGACATTTCCCTGAATAACGAGGTTGCTCTCTAATGGCTAACTCATTCAAGCAAATGACCAAATCAGGTCTGATTAAGCGTACCGATACCGGGATGTTTATCCCCCTTTCCGATATTCATGTTCGTGAAGGTTTCAACAAGCGTGATGATGACGAACGCACCCGCCTGGCTGATGATGACCTTTTCAACTACCTGATGAACGGTGGTTCAGTGCCTCCTCTGGAAGTTACTGCCCGTGATGAAGGTGGTGTGTGGGTTGTTGAAGGTCACCGCCGCCGCCGTTGCTACGCTCGCTGCGCTGAAGCTGGTAAGCCAGTAGACCGAATCCACATCATGCCGTTCAACGGTAACGATGTGCAGCGTCTGGCTCGCATCATGACCAGTAACAACCAGCTCCCGCTTTCCGACATGGAACAGGCAGCAGTTATTCAGGAACTGCACAGCGCTTTCAACCAGACCACTAGCGAGATCGCAAAGCTGGTCAACAAGTCTGTCTCCACGGTAGAGAAGCTTCTTCTCCTCAGTACTGCGAATCATGACGTCCAGCAGGAAGTTAAATCGGGAGCGGTGTCTGTCGATGTCGCGGTTGATCGCGTAATGGAATATGGCGAACAGGCCGGGAAAGTTCTACAGCACGATAAAGCAGTAGCTGCTGCCCAGGGTAAAACGAAAGTTACCCGCAGTTCTATTGCGCCGGAACTCAGCATTAAGAATGCGCGCCGTTTTGTTGAGCTTATGGCTCAGGCCACGATCAGTGATGAAGGTGTTTTCACTCTTGAAGGCGCTGCCTTGGCCGAGGCGCTATCGATTATGGATGAGCACAAAGCGATTGCAGAAGCGCGTGAAACATACCGCCTTTCACAGCCAGTGCCTGAAACAGAGATAGTCGGCAAAACCCTTTATGTCAGGCTGGAAGGGGTTGAGATCGGGACTGCCCAAATCTACCGCGGCAAGAACGTCACTCTTAATGGGATCGTCACCAGCCAGTCAAAGGCAGTGGCCCACTTCGTTAAGCAAAACAAACTGCAGCAGGAAAATAATCATGACAGCCAATAAACCTATGACCGGTGAACAGCTGGACGAGCTCATGACTATTGCAGTCAATATGCAGCGCGATAGTGAGATAGATGGTGACCGCCCTACCGCTATGTTCGCTCATGCAGTTCAGGTTGCTGTCCTTGAACTGCATAAGGTTCGTAACGATGCCGCGGCGCTAGCTGCGGAGAATGCGGGGCTGAAGAAATACATCTGCGATGAGTGCTATATCGAGAACATCAAAACTGGGGCAACAAAATGCGCTGGGCTTGGTATGCCAGAAACCCCTGCGACAGAGGCTTACTTGGTTAGAGTGCGTGTGCAAGGGATGGACGTTGTAGCTTGGTCATCGCCTAACGAGGAAAGGACATGTGATATCCGGCGCCAACACAATGTTGTGCCAGGCCCGCTTTACACTGTCCCGCCATCACTGGCAATGTCCGCCAGCAGCAAAGAGTAAACCAGTCAGCCCGGGTGCAGCTGGGCTTTATGGAGAAAAAGCCATGCTTCAAATGCTTACTTTAGAAGAATGGGCTGCTCAAAAATATCGAAGCAACCCGCCAAGCTTAAATACGTTACGCCGTTATGCAAAGCAAAGCATGTTTACTCCACCTGCCAGTAAAGAAGGTAAATACTGGCGAGTGAGAGAAGATGCAGAAATAACCGGAAATTTAACTCAACCAGTAATAAATAAATCTGATTCGCCAATGCTTCAAAGGATATTATCTGATGGCTGCCAGACCACGTAAAAACAATGTCAAAATACCGAACCTTTATCCGCTGTTTAGTAGAAAAGTTAATAAAATTTATTGGCGTTATAAGCATCCAGTCACAGGTAAATTTCACAGCCTTGGGACTGATGAAGCTGAAGCCAAAGCGATTGCTATTGAAGCTAATGCACGCCTCGCCGAGCAACGAACCAGACAAGTTCTGGCGATCAGCGACAAGATAGCAACCAGCAAAGGAAAAGCTATAACAACCAATACCTGGCTCGATCGTTACTGGAAAATTCAGGATGAAAGACTTGAGAATGGTGATATCAGGCCGAACACCCATAAGCAAAAGGGTAAACCCGTCGCGCTACTTCGCGAGAGCGTAGGAATGAAATCGATATCAGCTGTCGAAGTACGCGATGTTGCCAAGATACTTGAGTCCTATATTGCTGATGGTCAGCCAAGAATGGCCCAAGTAATACGCTCAGTGTTGATTGATGTATTCAAAGAAGCCCAGCATTATGGCGAGGTGCCGCCGGGATATAACCCGGCTCTGGCTACAAAACAACCGCGGCGGCGGATTACCCGACAGCGTCTTAACCTCGAAGAATGGCAAAAGATTTTCGCGATAGCTGACGCCCGCCATCAGTATATGGGCAATGCTATGCTGTTGGCGCTCGTTACGGGTCAGCGCCTAGGAGATATTTCCAATATGAAGTTTAGTGATATTTGGGATGACCATCTTCATATTGTTCAGGAGAAGACGGGGAGCAAGCTAGCGATCCCTCTATCCCTGAAACTTAATGCGATTAACTGGAGTTTGAGGGATGTAGTTGAGCGTTGCCGTGACTATGCAGTGAGTCCATACCTTGTCCATTTCTTCCGGGCGACCTCAATGGCAGAACGAGGTGCACAAGTTAAGTCGAACACTATAACAATGAATTTCAGTAAGGCCCGTGATAAAGCAGAAATAAACTGGAAGAAAGGCACACCAGCTACTTTCCATGAACAACGATCTCTAGCAGAGCGTCTTTACGAAGCACAAGGTATCGATACCCAAAAACTTTTGGGACATAAATCGCCTAATCAGACAGCCCGCTACCACGATGACCGCGGTAAGGAGTGGACAAAGATTGAAAATTAATTTATTTATTAATTTCTAATTGACAAAAAAACTATTTGAATAACAATAAACATAATTTGCAATAAAGTTATAACCGCAAGAGTTAACGCAAGCGACGCGATAAAGTAGGTTTTAATACTTGAAAGGCAAAGTAATGACAATAAAAGAGTAATACCAAGCTGAATAAAACATACAAAATAAAAGATCATTGAACCCTGTAAGTATCCGTGAGCCCTAAATCTTTGTATATTGGCATTATCTATTGAAGTTAATATGACGATGAGAGCAAAGATTAGGGCCATCATTGCAGTTGCATACGATGCTAAAGCTGAACCAAGACCATCCAAATGCTCTTTGAAATTCACCCCCGGTAAAAAATCATAGCGATATTTGTAAACGCCAAGACCAGCAGCGTTTGTAATAAGAGTTAAAACCACGGGGGGGAACCATTTAATCAT